TGCATTTTTGCCATAATGTATTCTATTATTTGCCTAAGTTCCGCCGGAACTTGGACTGTTGTTATTTTATGTAATTATTGATTAACTCTTAAAATCACTCAGCACATCATCATACTCTTGATCTGACAGAGATACGCTCTGCACCGCATTGTATGCGGCATAATCCGGATAGGGAATGATCTCCGCTGTGCTCTCATCCGTCTTGCCGGAAACGAGGATAACACCTGTAATCTCCACCGATACAAGATTGCAGATACCATCGGCAAAATCAGCATCAGAAAGATAGTATTCGCGTTTGACCGACAGAGTGCCGGGACGGAGTCCATGCCTGTCAAAAATGACCAGCAGACTACCATCATCAAGCCTACGGCAGTTCTTGTACCCGTGCCCGTCAAACTCCGCAACAACACATCCCGACAGGACTGTACGGTAAGTGAACCGGAAGGGAGTATTCACATCCCCATTCAAGTTCTTCTCTATGATCTTAAAATCGGACTGATAATTAATTTTCATACCTATAATATTGATGTTACATCATCTATCTCCTCGGCTGTCAAGATGCCGGAAAGGTCAACACTTCCACCGCCTCCGGTTGTTCCTGTAGGACTCCATTTCCCCTTTATCTTGCAATCATATATAGGACCGGGTATGGTATCCCCCACGACAGCCCAGTCGCCCACAACTGGAGATGGGACAGCAGCATGCAATGCTTCTTCCGTAGAAAACAATCCCTTGTTGCGGACACTGTTCTGCTTGACCTTATCAATCTCGGTAGAAGTCTTACTAAAATTGTAGTTAAGCCGATCTGCCGCCTCACTCCAAGTACCTGTTTTATTTATCGAATTAAGTTCCATATCACTTCATTTTATTTGGGCAATTGGTTTTGATCCCATACAATCTCAGAACCTTTAACCATAATTATGCGTCCTCCCATTATCTGGGTCTGATATATATAACCGTCACTTCCTTTTTGCTCGACAACCATACTGTCCGGGCGGAAATACAAAACATCATTACTATTCGGGTCAAACATAGAAACCATGGGAATCAACCCTTTCAGTCCGTATATGCATGATATATCTATCAGGGAGGCGTTCGTATTATCACGCATCTCTATTGAGGGGATTCCATATTCATTTTCCGGCTCAATGCTTATTGTATAGCCATTTGAAGACTTGACTTTTACTTTTCCAACAAATTCAGGATTTCCATCTGCATCCCATTTGATGTTCCCATTGGCAAGCTGCCCGGAACCATCCTCATTCAACAGTATCTTGCCATTGGCTATTTCAACTTTTCCCCGGAAATATCCGCCCAAAGCATAGATATATCCACGAAAAAAAGCATTACCGCCATGAGTAGCGACAAAGTTCGCCATATTCGCCCATTCTTCATCCGTAGGCTGGTAATTAGGATCATTACGAAACCTCATTACGGTTAATATAGCCTGTTGAAGCGTGCCACCTGCCCAGAATGCCACATCATCATCGTCATTGTATATGCCGCTTACTCCGGCAGTGACCTTCTGTAACTTGCCATCCTTGTAGTTACCTAACTGAATCATATTGGCCAATATCAAACCGCCAAGGATATCCACAGATCCATCCTTAATCGCGCTGGCGATATAATTGATTGACTGAAAACCGGCTGTTGCCTTGTCGTTATCCAAAATGGACGGTTTCCAGTCTGTGGCAATGGTTCCTCTTTCTAACTGAAGATCACAAACGGTTGCGGTACCACTGATGAGAAATATACCACTGCCATTGAAGGTAATCTTATGGGTATATCTCTGATAAGAGGATGTGAGAGGCTGAGAAACACTGAAAGAGCCGCACGAAACAGACACAGACGTACCCTTTGCTTTATAACTGATAACATAACTTTCTCCTTTAATCAATGATACAGATTGGGACAAACTACCGATTGCAGCAGAGTACCCAGAGCCGGCAGCACTATCTGCGGATACGGTAGCCACACCCGTCCAATACTTTAATTGCTTGCTATATAATTCGGTATCAGCAGACAATTGAGTATCAGAGGACAATGTCTCACTTTCATAATCCCCGGTAAACCCGGAATTACGCAACAGATTGACACTTCCGACAGCCGCATTGTCTATCGCATCCTGAGCCTTTTGGGCCAGATCGGCAGCCGCCTGTATCTCATCCGGAAGACCTTCCATATTACGCCATCCAGTGGAACCTTGTTCGATATGAAACATACCCTTGATATCAACACCGCCTTTCTGGCTATAACGGATGTAAGTGCTCTCATCCTTGGCACCGATATAGGCATCACCAAACACATTGATATAAGCGTGTCCGGTGGACTTGTCAAAGCCCAGCCCGATGACTTCTTTCCCGGCAAGAGAGAAAGAGTTGATACCTTGATAAAAAATAATAGAAGGCGAAGTTTCATTAACAGACGAAAGGATTATAGCTGCCTGACGGGTGATATCCGTCAAATGCCCAAACCCGATGATATCATCACCGGCAGCCGGAACATCACTGTCCTTGTCAGCATTGGTTTTGCTCAAGTCAATATAGTCAGATCCTACACCTGTCACCTCACGCCAATAGTAGCGGTTGGATACATTGTGGGATGTCCCTTCTTTAATGTTAAATTCTTGGGCTAATGCTAATGTACCTACTGTAAATTCGTTATTGATTGTCACTCCATCAACTTCCGACAAAAAGAAACAACGGTAGCTCTCATCAAGTTCCTCCACACGGACACACTTCAATCCGGCCGGAGATATGATCTGTTCACCACCAACATGCGTCTTCTTCTTTACTTCAAGCTCGTCAAAGACAGCCTTAATCTTCACATACAAGCGGTCAACAACAGCTTGTGTCGTACCATCTTCCAATACAGTCCAACCGCTTCCGTTCTTACCCACCAAGAAACCTTTCAAAAAGGTTATAAGGTCAGCAAAGGTATTACCAGCAATTCCATCTGCATAACCTGCTTTAATTTTCTTACCATTGACCAAAAGATATTCGTCCACATAAGATATAAGCTGGAGCAGATCCAGATTCGTATGAGTGTGTCCAATACCTCCACCTTCAGCATAGTCTGTACTTATCTTATTCAGTATATATGCAAAAATAGCACCTATATTCGTTGTCGCCCATTTCTCCGAAAACGGTTGCTGTACGGGGAACAACACCCCCTCGGACAAGGGCTGCGAAGGAAATTCAACTAACCGAGGGGGTATGGTAAAAGAATTCAAATCAGGTATATGGATATCCAGATTATCCGGAAGACTATCTGTTCGTTGTAGATTGAGCAGCGGACGGGCATCCGCATATCTGTAAGTAAACGTATAAGATGATGGAAGCTCCTTGTCCGTATAGGATGTATTGTCCTCTATCACTACAATCCGTCGCAAATAAGTCTGATTATATATATACTTCTGCTTCGACGGAAGGAAATCAACCAGCCATTGACGTTCACGATTGTCTAGATATCCGGTATTCTTCTGGAACTTACGTTCCGTATCCACCCTATATTCTTCAGATATATCATCTATCTCGGCAATATTATGAGTATGTTCTGCCAGGAAATCAAGCTGTCCGTAAGCCCGGAACGTATCCATACCTCCCAAGGAGTTTTCAAAAAGTATCCATTGCTCCTGCTCGGAAAGGATATTGCCCGCCACATAACGCTGCACATAAGTAAGACGGCTACCTGAACCATCCTCCACCCATACATCATAAAAAGAAGGAAGGCGGGATTCAAATAGTGCCATTATCACAGCATATTGCACAGGAATGGTATATGCCCGTTTCTCTCCCAATGTAGCCAGTTGTTTCACCTCTTCAGTCACTTTGCCTTCATCGTCTATAAAATAGGCCTTCACCTTTACATAGGAGGATATCACAGCATAATATGTCAGATACTCAGGAGAATAGTAAGTCACTTTCTTCACCTGTGGCTGCCAAGTTAGGAAATTAGCCTTCAAAAAAGTTTCGGCAGAGCCAGAGAAACGGTCTACCCCACAACGAAGTACACGAAATGTTATGTTCTTGTCGCCAATAACAGCCGTAAAATCAGCCGCCAGATCAGGTTGTTCATAGGGAGTGGTGATATCTTTCATTAAGAAAGATAATTGGGATTCTACAATATCCCGTATATCAATCGTAACATAACCATCTGTACCGGGAGTATACACAGAAGACAATAGTCTGGTATTCCCTTTTGACATTACAAAAGAGAAAGATTCCGCAGATTGGATGCGGAACTTCTCAATGTTACCGGACAGAGATAAAGCAGCTGGTTGATTCAGAATATTCATGCCTTTTGTTTTTATTACAAAAATAACTGACCCATGAATTTATAGAAAGGACAATCAATTATCTGCATTAGGAACGGCTTCCAACCAAAATGTATATAAAGCCCAATTCTGTGATATATATATACCAGCCGTATAGCACACATACATTTTCTTCCCTACTAAATCAGCAGTAGGTGGAGGTGGGAAAAATGGAGAAATCTCTGCATCCTTAAATGGGGATGAATTATATTCATCTTCTGATATTAGTTTATAAGAGGTTTTGCCCACCCATTTATAACCCGTATCCATAGAAGGAAATATATCTTCAATACTTTTCGGCAAAGATACAGGCTCATATAACTGGGTAGTGTATAATTCAGACTCTATCGGATCATTTCTAAGCCCAAGATTATAGTTTATCTTATTAGGCAATAATTCCGCACCATGTATTACAAGTTTTTTAAAAGATGAGAGAGTCATCTTCTGGTGCTGGGTAAGCAACAAATCCGCCTTAACAGTATGCATGGAATTACGTAACAACTTGTCATATTCCTTATAAAACTTTTCAAATATCCCATAAGGCCCATTATACACCAAAGCAAAGTCTGAGAACTTATAATTTATCTCATTACGTCCGGATCTTCTATATATATAATTACTCACAGAACCTTCAGTAAACTTCCAATCCGCTTCTTTATGAGCAAAAGCAAGCATGACATACATATTAGAAGACGCATTTGTTTCTGTTTCTGAAGGTTCATTAGCAGTATCTGTTCCGGTGATTTTCATTGAAGAGTTAAGATATTGCACTTCACCAATATACATCCCAGCTGAAGGTATACATTCAGGAACTTCGATTTTATATGTCTCAAATTCACCTCCTTCATAATAACGCTGACCACAATCAGCCACTATTTCAGTGGTAGGTGTTATCATACTGGACAAACGAGTACTTATTTTAAAGCCGTTGCGAACAAAATATCCTTGCCGTTCATTAAATATGGCAGTTGGGTATTTTGATTTAATAAGTTCCAAGGAATCAAAAGTTTCAATAGTCCCATCAACAGAATCTTTCGCCTCCAATATCAGCTGCTTATATTTATCCGGGTATTCAACTCTCAATTTCCCAACCAAAGATGACGAAAGATTCACATCCGCCTTATCAGACATTAAATCATTAAACATTATAACGTCAACAGTTCGATTAACTTCATCGGTAATAAACTCACAACAGAATTTACGCCGAAACAAATCCAGAATCTTACTACAAGTTACTTTGGGAACCAGCTGATCAATACGAATTTTTCCTGTCACAATTGCGTCAGCAACATTGTTAATAAAAACCATATCAGGGAAAGGAGACGTTTTCGTAAAGAAATTATCAAGAAGAGTATATCCAAAATGAGCGAACAAACGTTTAAGGACATAATTAGCCTTAATGAACGGTGTCATATAAAATCCGCGAGTAACAGATATTGTCTTTCCATCAATATATTCAGTTGTATCATTTTCATTATAAAATAAAGAGGACCTTCCATCATTACCATTCAAATATCGTGGATTGTCATTATCATCATCATTAATTTTAACGCGAAAAATAGAGAACATTTCATCTCCTCCGGATGTGTTCAGCTGTTTTAAATAAGATATGGCCTGATCCAATGTATTAATCCCATCAACTGTTTCATCTGCAAACACATCTGTAATATAAGTATTTTCCAATTTGCTATAAAAACTTCCTTCATTTATATAAAACGAAGTCTCAATGCTTTCAGACGGGGACACACTCAATATCGCCTGACGACATGGAACAAAATATTCTCCATCCTGAATAGAGGCATCAAGCAACTGTACTTTTTCCTTTCTTTGTATAACATTCGGGAAATTAAGAATATCACGATTATAAGGACTATCAGGCAAACTTACCGGCAGAGATTGCTCACCATAATCGTTAAAAAAGGGATTTGTTTTTTCAATTTCAAGCTGTGTTTCAGGAACAAGCTGATATGCTTTTCCCGATTTTGTATTAATAATCTTCATTTTGAGCCAATTTTTCTAGAACGATTCCTCAATTCTTGTTTTTTTTCAAATTCAGATAAAATAGTGTATGCATGTATTCCACCGTTTTTATCAATTCGGGACAGAATATCATTCAATTTGTTTACAGATTGAATAAAAACAGGATCAGCATATACCATTGAAGGCGTGTTTTCTATTGGTGAGACCTGTCCTCCATCTTGTTTCCCTACAGTTCTTGCCTGAAGATATTTGTTAAAGTCCAAAGTACGAATAGTTCCGGCCTGTTGTGCCTGATCAAGAATGGACAATATGGGTGCAATGGTAGGATTCTTCACCGCCTCATTGCTAGCTACCCATTCCTTGGATGATCCGGCAGGACCTTCTCCTACTATGACAGTAGGTTTGTCTATAAATCCACGACGTTTAGGATCATAGACAGCCTGAAACTCTTTTCCATCTTGGGCACGAGTGACATCTATATATCCTCCAGACTGTCTACCGGGAACACGGGTATATGATGTATTCGGAGATGTATTTCCCGACGTGGTAGATGAGCCTTTTTTAGCAAGCAAACCTTTTAATGTTGTTTTTGCAGCTGTTAAAGCAGCCATGATCAAGCCACTGATAATAGCGGTTCGGGCAGCAGCGGTTGCGCCAAAAGTGGCAACAGAATCCGGCTGGGCAGCACTAATAGCTGCCGCTTTAGCCTGTTCCGCAATGGCTACAGCAGTAGCTTCCGCAATTTTTTGATTTATAATTTGAGATAAGACATCAAAAAGGATATCAATCATGGTATTACCAAAAGCGGAAAGCATGTCTTCCTGCCCTGACAAAACTTTACCTAATGATTCCCCCATTTGGCTTCCATATTCCTTATACTGATCCACTTGCTGTTTCAAAGAGTCACTAATTATTTTTACCTGATCATTATGATGTTGCTGCCTATCTGCCAACTGCTTATCAAGCCACTCTTTATTTTCATCCATGGATTTTTTATTGAGTGACACACGCTGTTGCTCTTCTTCTGTTTCAATCGCAAGTTTTCTCTGACGAAAATCTTCAAGTGCCTTTATACGAATATCCAAAATTTGCTGTTCAATCTGTTGGCGTTGTGAAACCTCCAACCCCATTATTTTAAGACGGGCATTAAGATCCTGCAAGGTCAAATCTTCCATGGCCTTGTTAAATTGAGATTCAGTCTGTAGTTGTTCGTCATTATGCGCCAAATAACGTTGTTTTAACTCTATTTTTTGTTGTTCAAAAAGTTCTGTCTGCTTCTGTAATGCTTCCTTCAATATTTTTTCATTTCGTTTAGCTTCTTCTTCCGCTGCATCAGGATCAATAGGAGTTACTGGAAAACGGTTTTTATAAATTTCCTGGGCCATGCTCAAATACTCGCTTGTTGCATTCTTTTCATCATCAATCCAAGCGAAAAGAGATTCTTTATTCATCTCATTAAAACTTTTACGTTTTTCAATCATCTCTGTTTGAGTTTTAATCATATCGTCTAAAGTAGTTCCCTGCAAACGAGAAAGTTCCGCATCGACTCCTGATAATTCCTCATATAATGACTTCATCTCCTCTTTGAACCTGTTTTGCTCATCCGCAGTCATCTTTCTAGAGTTTATTTGTTCCGCATTAGGTCCATATCCCATCCCCCCACTATAAACAGCAATATGTTTTGCATTTCCTTCTTCATCAACCCCATAAAGCCTTTTTCCTATACTTTCCTGGCGTTTCAGACTCTTTATCCTTTCTTCAATGTTCTTTTTTTCGTTCTTGCGCTCTTCAATTTGTGATTTATTGATATAGGCTAATCTGGCTTTTTCTGTTTTTATCCACTCACGGGCATAATCAGTACTCACAGATATAGCCCTTCCATAATTGTCAAAACCAGTAACAGCTCCTGGTATTATTTGAGCGATACGGGATATCAATTGGTTTAATTCATCTTGTTCTTGTGCGCTTAAGTTTGTTTTAGCTTTCAATTCATCATATCGGTTCAGCAAAGGGAGCAGCCCATTTTGCAGGGAAACAACCTTATTCAACTGGTCATCAAATTTTTCGCCAGAAGAATCAAGGGATTTTGATATTGTCCCCATAAAACGTCCTAAAGTTCCCATGAAGGATTTGATAGCCGGTTCAAGTTTCTTTCCTATCTTATTATAGATAGATTCCATCTGATCCCCTATATTTGATTCCAAGCCAGCCAGTTCATTCATCTGGGTAGCCATAGAACCTTGTACACCTTGTAATTTACCCAATGACAAAATATAGTTTTTAATTGCCATATCCGTATTCTGCACCTCAGTAGTTACCCCCCTGAATGTATATGCAGTAGTTTTTCCATTCTTCGAAGCGGTGATACCAAATTCCTTCAAACGTTCATTCTCACCCGTCATGGCATCAAGCAATGCTTCTATAAACTGGTCTATATCCTTGCCTTGGGACATTGCGATATCTCCCATTGCTGTCAGTTCATCGGTCGTTGGTTTAATTCCACGATTAACTAATTTAATATATGATTCAGTCCATTCTGACACACTGGCCGGCGTATCTTTAGCAAGCTGCTGCAACATCTTCATTGCCTTTGCCGCCTCCTCTGAGGAACCGGTAGCGTTACGAAGAGTCGCTTCAAAACGGGCATATTCCTTACGGGTTTCATAGGATTTCATTCCGACATCTTTCAAATATCTGACAAGTTGCACGGCTATAAAACCTTTAGCAGCCGTTTTGGCCATATTCATTGTTTTATCAAATGCAGTCAGCTGTTGCTGGGCATATTTCCCAGTACCCCTAAGTTCCTCCATCCGGCTATTTACTTTTGAAAGCTCCGCTTCAAGTTCGGCGTATTCTTCCGGATGTGTTGATTTTACGGTATTATCCAATTGCTGACGAAGATCTTTGGCCTTTTTTCGGAGTTGTACCATAGTAAGCCCTGTAACATCCAGCTTCTTCTCCAATTCACCAATCAGCTTGTTATTTGTTGAAATAGTCTTATTGCTTTTTTTTATTTCTTCATCAAGACGCTGATACTCATCTGATTCTTTTTTTCCTTGAGCCTCCAAATTACGCATTAATTCACGACGTTCTTTGTTTGTTTTGTTCAACTCCCTATTAACCTTAGTGAGTTTGCGAATTTCCTGCTGTGCCTTTGATGATTCCACAGATAAAATCCACTTGATTTCGTCTTCATTAAGTTTCTTAGCCATAATTCAGTAGTCTATATATATGATTGAAAATCTAATTGATCAATATCCGATCCTTCTTGAAGTTGCCGGGTGATATACTTACGTATGTCCTGAGTAAAGCCATAACGAAGATTAGGAAGCACTTCACCATAAAGTACCCCCCAAATGACACGGTTATAGATGGAAAGTTTTCTACGTATCCGCAGATCCTGCCGAAAACGAATATCTAAGAAACGCATATAAGGAAGAACGCTCATATAATATATTTGACGTTCAGTTCCTTCTATTTCCACCGGTTTTTCTTGGACTGATTGGAGCAGATTGCCGGATATGACATTCAAATTCTCCGATATGACTTCCTGTTGTATCTGCCTTATTTTTTGAAAACCGATGGATACAACATTGTGAATGAATGTTTTTTTGATAAGTTGGTCTGTTACCATAGCTTCATAAAATTTGAAGCTAAAGTAATTATAGGAATGAAAAAGGCGAAGGACAGATTTTATACCGCCTTCGCCCATATTAGTTATAAAATAAGCTTATAAATTAGCAAGCCATTTTTTGCCTTTCCGGGTATTTAACCATATAGCAAAGAAAAAGGCTAACATTCCAGAACCACCAAGCACAATCAATAAACCTTCCATAAATTACCTCCTTATATTTTATATCCAATATAAGCAAACACAATGGACGAATTACAAACTCTTCAGCCATTTTTTCCCAGACTTTGTATATAGCCATATAAGAAAGGCTATCCCAATAACAGTTCCTATGATATAGGTCATAGCAAGCATATCCATAAAACCTCCTATTTTAAAATTTTATTTCCAATCATAGCAAATACAACAGTAAACATTACACCTCCAACTAAGACAGACCATGCAACACTATTGTTTACATTAGCAGATAAAGGTGTAATCCAACTAACGAAAAGACCAGCAAAAGCCAATTTTGCCAAATCAAAGAAGAACTTTCCAAGCGTTTCACGCCTCACTTTGTCTTTCTCCTTAACTTCTTTCTTTGCCTCTTGTTGTTCGCTCCAATTTCCCATGTAACCAAACTTATTACGCAGCGTTCATATTCTGAATACATTGCAAATGTACAAAAAGGATTGATAATATAATAATTAGACTAAAAGAAATATCGTATTTTATCTATAATTATTTCTGTTTAAACATCCATCGGAACTCACATCCTAAAGTTCCGGGACGTGGTTGGAAACGGAACCCTCCCATAAGAAGCGAATTATAGACATCCTCCAAGCTGACGGATGTTCCCGGATCAATCTTCTTTATGGCTTCATACACATCCTCAGTAGAAAACCAATGAGTCGCATCGGACTCATTGGTTGCGGGAGAATAGACAGTCATCAAGGCAGTGATGTAACTGTCCATTTTAGTTTCATTATTCTGACTCATCAAAAGAAGATGCTTTGAGATCTTTCAAAATCTTGCGCACACCGCGAAGCTGCTGCAACATGACCAGACGATCACCATCACTGGCATCCGCTTCCGGATTCTCAATCAGTTCAGCTATACAATCAAGTCCTTCAAGAACATTATCAATTTCGCTATTACCGTCTTCCTGCATACGACGCAACGCATTAAGGCTCTCGTCGCTTAATATAATTCCATTAATATTCATTTTCCTTAAACATTTTATTGTAAAACATAATATTAGTAAAGCAAACTATTAGCGGTGCACCTGCTTGTAATATTTTGCTGTTTCCAACAAAGATAAGGCAAATATGATAAAACATATAAGACACATCACAGTGCCAAATGCGGGCGATAATAATAATGCAACAAAGCACAACATTATGAACAATATTCGTAACGAAAATGTTCTAGAAATTTTTTCCTCCATGATAGAAGAAAAGATAACAGAATCAGCATGAAGCCATTCCAACAAAGATTCTTTTTTCTCTTGCAAATAATTTGACTTTGCATCAAGAGACAATGTAGTAGTTTTCATTTTTGAGTACATTTAAAATGAATTAATAAAATTAGAAAAAGGAAGGGAACAAAAAAAGTTCCGCTCCCCGTTGTACTCCACCTTGACATAGGCAGTGGGTCCATTAAGACTCCACACGGGACGGAACTATATGTTTTGCCGAAGACATAAAAAATGCCCGCAGCTATAATGGCGAGCCTACTCGCCTATGTCAAAAAGGAGTACGCTGCAAAGATGAGTATTATTTTTGGATTTGCAAAACAAAAGCGGAACTTTTTAGAGTTCCGCTTAATAATTTGTTATCGAATAATTAATACCATTTTGCCGGAGTTGGATTTACATCCTTAAATCTCTTAATATAAAAACGCTTGGGAGATTGAGATTTCAAGCTAACAACAGATACATTACTATAATCCGAACAGTTTTTAACCTGACTAGTAATCTCTTCTTGTTTCTTTGTAACGTTCTCAATTCTTGAGACATAAAAAGAGCTTTCCAGTTGTTTCACCTCACGACAATCTTCTTTAGCAGAATAGACCATATTATAACCAAATGTTATAGGAGAATCATTTTCATTATAGCTTTCCGAATATCTGCGACTAGGGTTATCTTTTTTCTTATCACAAAAAGAATAAATGCCATCAACGACATTCAAATCACCAATCGTTTTTGATGATTTAGGAGCGACACATACTACAGGCAAATCACGGAATGTTTTGCTTTCAAATTTAGAGACAACAACATGGCGATCTATACCTTTATAAAAAGGGAAAGAATACGTGTTGAATATAAAGGATGATTGAGATAATGAAACAAACAAATTCTGATCGGTCTTATTTGTAAAAACAACAGAAGCATTACCAAACATTCCCCAAAAATTATAAGTAAGCTTACAATCTTCATTCTCAAAAACAAACTGCTCATTACTTGTTTTGGCTGAGGTGCTGTCCACATCATAAATCTGGATATAACTTTTACATGAAGTAAATAGAAGGGAAACAATCAGTAGTAAAAAATACTTTTTCATAAATATCTAAGTTTTAAAATTTTTCGCAAAGTTAATAATAAAATTCCAATCAGTATTAAAATAATACTACAATCATAAATAAAAGGTGCTTTATTTCTAAAACACCTTACAGTTACCTACCCATGATTATATCTCCTACAACATTTGCCAGTACATTGGAGCCGAAACCTTTCAGACCGTCCAGTTTTTCAATCATGGAGATTATTTTATCTAATTTTTTATCCAGGTCACATAACTGAATCGTCGTACATCTTGTGCTTGAAATACCGCCGTACATGAAACCCGGAATCCATATCCTTAAGACTTTCCACAGCCTTACGATAGCATGACAATGCCATCTTTTCATTAGGCACATCTGCCGGCAATTTATGCCCCATGTCTTCCGCAATGCTTCTGGCATGATCCGAATAAATCATATTGGCAGTTACCCATAAAGCATAACTGTTATAATGCGGTTTGTCTTCACATACTCCTCCAAGCGATTCAACCGTTTTCTCAAAAGTATCATAGGACCAATGAAATCCTTTCATTCCATCTTGGTTAACAATACGTTTGCTGATATTCATTGCCTCGTGTTCGGATAGATAATTGTCCCAACAAACAGCCTCCAAATGCGACAACCAGTTTTCGGCCAGATCAGGATGAGCTGCCGCGACAGCCTTGAACATATACTTTTCAGTTTCACCGAATATCTTCATATTCTTCGGATCTTTACTTGCCACCATCTTTTCATAAAGTTCATGGTAGCGATCTATCATTTCTTCTTTAGTCTTCATAATTATAGGATATTAAAGTAAACTCCCCACAATAAAGCGGGGAGCAAACTCAAACTTTTTTCTCCCTTTTCTTTTTTACAGGTTTTAATGACTTTTGAGTCATAATCCTATCAAGCTGTGGGAGTAGCCGGAAAGGTGGCCGCAATGGTCAACGGAGTAGCCAGGCTCACACCAAACGCACGGTTACAGCACTTTACATTCTCAGGAGTAACCTGAGTAACAAGAGGAGTAAGTGTAATCGTAGGAACAGCACCGGCCGCACCGATAAAGGCTACCTTAAACTGCTCAACCCATTGTTTGGTAACAGAACGGCATGATCCTTTAGGAGTGTAAGCAACAAGCACTGCTGCATTGATGGTTACAACAGTCTGGGTATTCACCGTCTGCTGTTCTGCGACAGTAAAATTAACTATGCCAGTAGGCTGTACACCATTTTCAGCGCAATAAGCCTGGCATAAATTCTCCACTACATTAGTCAGATATTGCTGGCTGGTAGCAGCGATTTCAATCGGAGTCAATTGAATCATAATGGATATATATTAAGAATTATTCTGTGTCGGAACTTATACCGTCCGACTTCGGTTGGGGTTCATCGCTGCCGTCAGCTTCCTTATCAGGCGCTGTCTTGACGATGTATTCTTCTCTAGGAATCAAAGGCAGGTTATATTCAAGCAAGGTTTTCAGTTCTTCCATGTCTTCCTTTTCAAAAACAACCTTTCCATCCATCAGTGTCAACCCTCCATTTTTAATAGCATCATCCACTATTTTGTGAGCCATTTCGGGCAATGCATCATCCGGCACTTGTGAGATATAGCGGTTAATGATAGGTTCTATGATAGTTCCACTGACATTCTGCATTATCGGAGATAATTCCGCAGCAAGACTCCAGCTGGGTTTAACGAAACCTGTTGATTTCAATTTGGTCTCAATCATCTGCACAAAAGGAAACGATCCCATTTTTTGTGCGGAGAATTGCTGCACTACAGGTTGCAGCCATTTATTCAACACTGCTGATAAAATTTGTGAATTGGTATACATGGTAATATATTGTTTGAGTTAAAAAAGAGGAAAGGACGGAATGAAACCGCCCTTTCAATGAGATTCACTAGTTACAACCGCAGCAACCGGTATCACACACTTTACGTTGCGGAACAACAAGTTCACTTAACGCAGCCAAATCAGCAATCTGCTGTTTCATACAAGCCAGAGTGGCGGTATTAGTGCCATTGTACACAGCCTGATTCATGTTGATGGCATTCTGCTCACTCTTATCCGCATTGATACGGCTAAGCAATCGGTCATAAACATCAGCAAGTTTCTGATCCGTGTAAGTGTTCGCTTTCAGCAAGGCGATCTCTCCATCCTTTTGAGCCAGTTTGTCCATCATGGCTGCTTCATAACGGCTGACAGGTTTGTCATCCGAAGTAATCACTTCTACAGGACCTGACGCCATATTACGGTTATAACAGCCGCCTCCCAGGATATTGCCCGCATTCAATCCTAAAAATGATGCGATACCTGCTGACGCTCCGACGGTATTGTAATTACCTTGTCCCTGGCCGGTGACATTATAGTTCTCACCGTTCATACCTTTGATAGTCATAATATTATGTTTTAATAAGTTACTAGGCCAGGCTATAACCTGACATTACAAAGGTACAGACTATAACTATTAACTGAATTACAGTTATTTGTTTCTTATTTACCGATTATTTTCGACTTATTTTCAAGATGTTTGCGGATAACTTCTACATCCTTTTCCATCCACAGACTGGAAGATATCCGAGATGAATAGGAAGCAAGCAAATACCGGATACTAGCTTCTGTACGGTCCATATACTTGCTGATCTGGGAAGGGTAGAAACCTTCTTCGGATAGCAGTTTTACCAAAATACACCGGGCATCCACCACTTCGGCGGCCCGATTGTCTGACAGGATAAATTCCTGATGTATTTCCGTGAAAGAGGCGACTGATTCAAGGATTTCATTAAAACGTGCGGTCTTGCTCATAATAATGTAAAATTTAGAAACAATTTATTAAAAACATTGTTGTTTATCTATCCCCGGCACATCCAAAGGTTTTCAAATTCGACTGTCAATAGAATAAGAGCAAGACCGCAAGCCGGGGATTTTTGTTACCACTGCAACAGATTGTAATTGATAGTAACAGCCAACACAGGAGAAAAGCCGCCACTTCCGATACCATATCCGGCAGAAAGACCAATCCCCCACCGTTTATTTCTCTGTTTAATAGTTCCCAACATTGTAGGGCGATACAATTCAACTGACTTAAGTTCCGGATTATAACCATTAATCAAAATGCGATAATCATCCGTCCGGTATTCCCTTTCCATTATCGGGATTATCACCGGCATGGAGTCAGGCAACGTAGAGTCTATGTCCACATCAGGATCTTCCATGGATACCGGCAACAAAACGGTATCCACTCTTACATGATGTTCTACATCAGGCGGAGGTATGATGGTATCCCTTATGGTGTCAACAACCAACGTCCATAATGTATCCGGCGCAAGGTTCCCAGAATAATCAGCCGGGCGGGAACACCATGAAAGCATCAGCATGATACTTAACAAGACTACCAAGATCCAAGGTATAAGCTTCATAGTTCAATGAATTTAATTATTCCTTCGACATGAAGGGATGTTATAGCCTGTTTCCCTTCTTCAGACAAAAGGAAAGCCACATCTTCCATATTGTCTTGAAATAAGTTTTCCGTCAATACAGCCGGACATTCCGTATGTTTTAAAATATAGAATCCGCTCTCCTTGTCCGGATCACCATCAGCCAGATCTTTTCTAATCTTCATTCCAGGAAGGAACCTGTCAGCCGAAGCATACAGACAATCAGCAAGCCTGTCCGCTTTTGTCTGCCCTATACTGGTCCATGCCTCCCATCCACGAGCCTGCATCCATTGTGCCCCATTTCCGGCGGCGTTGCAATGGATGGATACCAGAAGAACATTACTCTTCCCAAATTCGGAACAAATATCATTCACTCGGCGGCATCTCTCCGATAGCGGCACATCAACTTCCTCACGCACAATCCGAAGTGTCTCATACCCCCTCTTACACAATTCATGCTCCACACGGATGGCAATTTCACGGGTATATAACGCCTCAATCAAACGACCGTCCGGAGAACGCTTGCCTTGTGTGTTGGCTCCATGGCCATTGTCAATTAAGATTTTCATGTTTGCTTTCATTTTCTATTTCATTAATAACATTCTTCAATTCTTTACTTTTCAAGCCGACCAGTCCCTTAAAGACGCTCCAAAGACTGATATGGTAATGCAGACCTTTACATTCGCAGTAATTACTGATCACACTTTCAAGTTCACAGTAACAGGCTATCAGCATACAGCATACGGAAATAGTGGAATAAGGAATGCCCAAAGGTTCACCAATCGCTTTTCCTAAAACCGCCCCCAATAGAATTATACATACGTAATCCCCCATTTTTATAAGGGTTCTCCGGATAGCCCGGCTTATACGCACTTCCTCCATTCTTCGTTTGGATTTGCTGATGCCCCACCATAAATCTGTAGAAATAAGAATCAAAGCCAGCAGCATCAACCATCTCATATCCCACATCAGACTATAAAATTCGGTAATGAATACCGAAAATGTGATTTTAGAACTTGTATTCATATCTGTTTTAAGTTATGTGTTTCATTATTTCTTTTACATTCATCCAGTCGGGAGCCGATGCGACAAAGCTCATGCTCCAGCCTATTGATGACAGTTCAGGCGACACAAAAGGCACAATCGTCTGATTATCCGATATAGGCTTGAGCCATGACATATAACGGGAATCATACATCATATAAGCACGTACCTGATTCAATAGTTTCAACGTTCGGTCACTCTGAATGGCAACTTCTACCATATCAGATTTATTCCCTAATTTGACCGCAACCGTCACCGCACGCTTATGCGTATCCTCTATGGAACCTATATTGTCCTGAGAGCTTTGTATCTCTCCAAAATCACAGAACAGATAAGTTCCTATCAGGGCATCCACCCGTTTTTTAACATCCTCAAAACGTTGCCCAAAAACAAAATTGGAAATATCAGGAACCAAAGGCTCGGACATACCGGCTATATACCCTTTCAGTTCCTCATACTCATAAAGTTCGGAACTTCCGTTAATAAACATATCCAGAACCCCGTCACGGGCAGGAAACCGGGAAAAATATTTTAAATACTCAAGAATCATAGTATATCATTTATAACATCAATTGGTAACCGGGTGGTATTAGCGATCTCAGCAACATCCATTTTGGAGGCATGAAGGCTACGCACGGATTCAATCATCTTCTTTCTCAGGATTCCAAGATATTGCAAGACGCTCATCTGGGATATCTCACGCAAATTTCCATATCCGTCAGCACTCAAGCCGTACAGAGCATCCTGTGCCCCTGTGCTTATCACAGATTCCTTTCCCGGTATGATTTTAGTAAGAATCTTGTATTCTGTCCTACTGAACAAATAATTGATGAATCCCTTGAAATTGAAACGGATGGCCTGCAATGTTTTAATATCCACTTTTGAAAAAAGAACGGCACGTTGATGCGCCCTGTCACTTTCATAAGGTAGTGAAGAATACAGGATGGAAGCAAGCAGGGGAAGCTGATCATCCCGGCAATCCGCCAGCTCACGCGCGTCAATAAACTGCTGTGCCGTCAATGAGGTTGTCAGCATAGAGAATCCTGTATCAATGGTATAACCAAGACAAGGTTCATCCTGCCCGTCAATATGGACAGATCCTATAAATTGTTTGCAAAAACAGGAGTCTACCACAAACTTATAATCAAGCCGTGACAGATAGCGGGATATAGTTATCCCCGTCAGTCTTTCCGGCGGGACACGCTTGCATAGCTCATAAGAATCGGTGTCAAGATCCGCCAGTGCCGCATCATTATCCGGATAACAGATCAGAAAAGGAAAGGTGACCTGCTCAGCCAGGCAAGCAATGTTTCCCATGGCATCCGCATCGGTTATCTTATTGATATCCCAGCCCATCACCCTGCATATATGGCGCACACGCACAAGACCGGCAGAAAGTTTACCTGCGGACATGGAAATCAGGTCCGCAACCAGTTCTTTAAATTGATAAGTGTTCAACCCTTCCCAACTGTTTGGAATAGAATACACGCTTCCTTTCAGGGTAAATTCAATATCTTTTTTCATGGCATCAAATAAATTTTATCGTCCGGACGATTGAAAGATGTTTCAGTTACTATATCAACATCCGTATTTCCGGATAAAGACAAATCAATATTTTTAAGGCTTTCCAAGGCTTGTGACATCAGATCATCAGATAAAGTTAACATCCTCTCCTGCTCCTGGGTACCGTAACGCATAACTTTTGAATCTTCAAACAAATTACGGATGGTAGCAGGAAATTCAAGGATATCAAATCTTCGTAACGACAATGCCACTGTTATTTTAGCAAGACATCTGTCCAATTTCCGACGATTTGTCTGGTCCTTTTCCGGCAAACGTTCATAATATCCTGATACATAATCATCCAATGCCTCCTGCTGGATCGGAACACATCTGAAAAAGTACAGGAATGAATTATCAATGGGATAAGATGCATCGAATTCATAAGTCGTCTTCAACTTAAGGTTTTCCAAAGCTTTATAAGTCTTGGTTTTCTTCCATTCCTCATCCGAATCAAGTAGCTGAAGTAACGTATCCATTGCATTATAGTAATTATCACGATAGGCCCTGCGCATCTGCTCCTGCTCGTTCTTGTAGATATCCACATCCGATTTACGAAGTGACAGTACATTGAATATAAGCTGTTTTGCCAATGTCAGATTAGCCACGGCACTTCTTAATGCATCCTTTTCATCGTTATCCTCTCCTGCTGCTATCTTCTTGTAGATATCAGGAGATATGACGGATTGAACCTGCTTAATGGCACTCATGGCACTTGATGCAAGATCTTTGAAATTCATGTTACTCTCCGCATAAGGGGAATAAAGGTGGAACTGGGCCACATCTATAAACAATTCTTCTAAAACATTCATGGCTGCTGATTATTAAGACGGTTAGACGGTGATACATCTTCCTGCCGTGATGGGATTTCCCGGTAAAAGCCTATCCGATAACCTTGTTCGTACAATTCAGGGAAGTTTATACGGATAGCCTGGTTGAACGGTTCACATACAATCTCATCTTCCGGTGCCAATTGGAGCAGATAAATCAAATAGTTGTAATAAGCGTCACTTCCGCTCTTGCTAATTACACCGTCCTTGCTGACTGATGAGATGGAAGAATCCAGCCCGACACTTGACAGCAATACTTCGTCAGCACGTTTATCATAGCTGATAATCGCATCAATATATTCTTTATATTTTAAATCGACGGTTTCTATCTTCCATCGCTCCTCTTCCCCGCTGCTTCCGTTCCGAAAGCTGAAAGTCGCGTAAGCCTTTCCTTGGTTATCGGCTCCGGACAAGTAATCGGATATATTATCCAATTCCTGTTTAATATAGCGGATCAAGGTAGACTCCTTGAACTCAGTCCCAATCTCCAGCCCATTGTACTGCAATAGTTTCTCCTGTTTCGAAGCACGTTCCTTGTTTTCGTTGCAAAGATTGGTAATCTGGGTTCTCTTCGAATTTACCCATGCGTTAGGAATGATGATATGTATTTTAGCAGCCAACGAATTACGAAGAAAGCTGTTAATATATACTGCATTTTCATTGGAACCCTTGATATAAGGCTGTGTGCCCTCGTGTGTTTCATTCTCTCCATAGAAATTATCAATGGACTTCTCACGATGATGGGAAACAGCAGCGAACCTGTATCGCGGTACATCCTGCATACGCAATTTAGGATAAATACGCAAACTGGTACTGATTCCATTGATAAACTTACCAACAGCTATAGCCGTGAAATCTTTATAATAAACCATATCATAAGCCACATCCGTCCGGGTGGTGGCCAAAAGACAATCCTTATTCTCCATGGCTTCCAGACCAGCAACCGGCAGCACTCCCGGAACAATCCCTTTTCCAGCTGAAAACCGCCATTTTACAAAGAAATCGCGAAAATAATAATAGTTTTTGATGTTCTGTTTTGCAAACGCCCTGTATCCCTGCTCCATTCCATTCTGCTCCCAGCTTTCCAGCCATCTCTGTATACTGGGTTCCATAATCCAAGTTCTCTTGACTTTATTATCGACAAGTTCTGTCTTATAGACAGCCGGTCCGGAGCCATACAGCATATTGACCTGTTTGGTTATCAATCTTGGAAGCAGTCTGTTATGCTTGATATCACTTGCTACTTCCTGGCATTTCAGATTGTTCCAGCCACGAGAAGCGATGTTATACCCTTTGACTGTAAGCCATCTCACCTGTCCTTCCAATACCACCGGATTAACAGATACAGTACGGTTACGCTGCAAGGCATCCTGCATACTCCCTTCTCCCAGCTGGAAAGATATCACACTGCTGTCATTAACGTACACGCCAAGGCATCCCTGTATCTCTATATTACTTTGTTGACTCATGATAACCAATCTATTTTATGTAGTTTAAATCCATCTTGCGGGAATCCCATATAGCGTATCAATATAGTGTAACACATACGGGGTTCTCCGTCCTTGTCGGTAAACAGGAAGAAGTTATCACTGTCCACACTGAAACGTTCATGAGGCAATTGGGTGCGCCATCTGCAACCGTCCTTTACTATGATCTTAGTGGATGCCTCATTACGTTGCAGACTGCATGGATAGAATGCTATGGTAAAGCATCCATCGGGCAGCTTGGATATCTCCCTAGCCCATTGCATGGCCTGTGCACCCGACATCGTAACGTTATGATCTATTACTTCTTCCATGCTACGAATTTATTCGTTTTCCGATACAGTAGAAAAGACGAAATCTCAAAGGAAGAATCATATTTCCACCCATCTACCCCCTGTGCTGTGCAATCGGTTTTATCAGCGCGGCGTGGGGTCAATCGTCTCTTGAAAAAAGTTCAAAAATTTTTCAAAAAGTCAATCGTTTATCCATGATTCACATAATACTTATTTAAATGTCAAACAGACACTTATATTAAATCAATTGAACTTATTATTTAAGCCGAATTTTAATTATAAGCTGAAATTATCCGGAATATCATCAGGAATGCTGGTCAATTCGTTAAGAACAGCATCCCCATACAGACCGTACATCAGGTAAATGAATGCAGAAGGAATCTGTGTTGTCAGTCCAGCCTGACGGTGAAGCGGTATCTTAACCTCGCTGCTCTTGTCCAGCTCTATACGTCCGTTGGTGCTCTTACGTGGTGAAAGAGGTATAGCACTACAAAGGTTAGGGCATTCATTTTCGTCAATAAAAACGTGAGGCAAAGCATTGCTTCTGTCACCAAACAAAAGCAACATCAGCTTGAACTGCTGCCAATGATAGATTGTGGCCTGTCCTTCGTTCATGAGCTGCACTTCGAACCCGTAGCTTTCCAGTTCCCTCTTCAATGCTCGGCTGTCAGTCGTTATCTGCTCCAGTTCCTCCCTGCGTTTGTTACCGGCCCTGTCCGGATATAAAACAATACGTTTGTTCCGACAGTCACGCCCGAAAAACTCATAAACCTGTCTAGCAAGTTCCGGCTGCTCATCCGGATAGAAACAGAAGAACTCTTTCAACAGCCTGAATTCCTTCCCGTACTTCTTGGGTTGCCCACATACCAGGCTTGAGAAATGTCCGGGATCATACCCTATATACAGCGGAGCGCTCTTGTCGTAGTATTTCAAATAACGGGCAGTGATGATAAAATGATCCTTCAGATCAAGTTTCATGATAGAATCATAAATATACCCGTCAGAGAATTGATGCTTTTCTTTATCATAATTTGCAAAGAACTTGTTAACCACAGACTTATGACGGACAGCACATATAGCAGTAAGAAATTCGTCCATATCCAATGTGTCAAGCTGAGTTTTAAAAAACTTAGGTCCCAATATGTCCTTATTGACAAACGAACTGGCCCGGATATACAATGTGGCGTTGCGCCGCATATCAGCCAAACGCGGTGTCCACATGGATATCTGTCTGTCATACTTCTTCAGTTCCAGGCGTATCTTTTCAAGCGTGACCGGGTTGGTGGTATTCTTCTGGGCAGTAAGAAGTTCCATTCTTTTATAAACCGCTTTATTCACATGAACAGCTACTGTGGCTATTTCGGAAAGAAGCTGAGGATTGTTCTGATCTTCATACCGTTCAAACCAGTCGTCCTCATTCAAATCCACACGGGCAGTATCAGAAACCCCGGTCCATCCCTGGTAATATGGGCTTTTACGAATTTCCGCAGAAGATCCACGAAGAGAAGGAAACAAACGTGTCTTGAGTTTCTCTCCGTCATTGTGTTTCATTTCTTCTACAAAAGCATGAACACCACTTCTACCCGCCACTGAGTCCGGCTGGTCAGAACTTACCAGCTGGATATGATGACCGTTCCGGAACAGGATGCTATGCTTGGGATAAGAAATTGGATAACGCGGCTTCCGGAAATGCTCTGGAATCTTCGACTCTCCCGCAATATAGTCAATGCCATATTCCAGCATACAACGGGGACGACCGTTAACCGTAATCTGCCTGGAAAAAGCAGCCTGAATGTTAGGCCATATATTGGTAAGCAACGCAACATAGGTACGATGCGCTAAAAATGACAACTCGGCCGGCATACTGTCTGCCACACGGACAATGCGGTTTACTGTAACCTCACTCGTCTTACCTGACGCACGTGCAGCTTCCACCACCACTTTGTTAGGGTCAAGAAGATTGACCATTACCTGCATGGAATTCATGTAGATACGTTCCATCTCCATTGAAAATTCATCATTGGATATATCGTTCTGACTCATGATTACTCTTCATTTAATATTTCCTCTACATCCTGAATATCGGCATCCCGCAACAAGCGTTTCTTTTCCCTCTTATCAATAGGAAGACCGTCGATAAGTTGGATATAAAACCCTTCGTTATGCTTACGCGCTATCTCTTTTAGTGATTTGCTTTCCAATCCCATATCTTCCGGACGAAGGTTAGGATCAATAATGAAAGTAATACCAAGATTGGTAGCAGCCTCTGCTATCTGGGCGGCACGAATCCTATGCTCGCTGGCTCTTTCGATACATGCAGCCATCGTTTTCATATCCCCCTTGGCCGCACATAACTGCGCCATGGATTCCAGCTTGTCCGCATAGTGATTCTCCCATACCTTCTCGCTGACATTGTTATCGACATTAAAATAATTAATGGCTTGATAGATACGTTCCTTGCAGGTACGTTCATCCAAAGCCAACTTCTGCTCCGCATTAATGCGCAGACGCAATTTCTTGGAAGCACGGGTTATATTCGGCTCATATTCATATATTTCTGCCGCCCATTGTATTTGTTTCAAAAATTTCTGCACATCTTCCGGAATGCCATTACACTTTCCGGTAGTGAGAAATCCTGAAATCATATCGGGATGTATCTTATCAAGACGCTCAAGTACGGTCATATTCCAAATAGTTCTTTACGCAAATCTTTAAAATAACGTTCATTCTTTCTCTCTTCAAGAAGCTCAATGGCATCAATATCCCCGTTTTCCGCTTTCTTCGCCAGTTCCATATCAATATTCTTCTCTCCTTGAGCCAGTCCCGACTCATAGGTTTCATAGAACACATCTCCCGGCAACGACAGCCGGACAGCCAATGCCATCTGCATTTTCCGCGGCAACTCCAACAGGCGGCACACGCGCTCACGGCTATACCCCATAATGGCATAGGTACGTACCCGTGGCAGATAATCATCGCTGACAATTACAATATCCTTATTACCAGTCATAGCAAACAGCATATTAATACTGAAATACCGGCTATCATCCCCACCATGGTAAGGAACAGGGAAACAGCCATAAAATCAACTTTTAGTTTTTTCATTGAGTATGTCTCTAAACAATGTTTCACGATCACGATACTTGCGTAACAAATTCCTGTCCTGTTTCCGTCGGGATTCACGTTCGGGATTTTTCAAATACGCTTCATAACGCCGTATACTGTCAAGCACATTGCGGTGTTTGCGGAGAAATTCCTGAGGATCCTTTTCAAGAAGGGAAGCCAGCAAGGCACGTTCACTGCGCCCTGCTATAAGAGGATGAAGGAAACGGAAAGAACCGGTATCATTATAGGCTCTAAGTTCTGAGAAAGCCTGCAAATTACGGATGCGAAGATGGACAAGGGAAAATATATCATCCTTGGTAATATTGTCAGCATCCATACGTTCGTCTATCTGTTTCATCCGTTTCCAGCTTACAACACGGTCATTATAGATAAGGGTGGCAGTCTGTACATTCTCATCATCAAGATTATCCCAGTCAATAGCGGGATATTCTTCATGCTTCTGTACTTTCCTTAAACCTCTTTTTTTTTCTCAAAGTCCAAAGATGTTTCCGCCTTTTCCGCACGAAATTCCGATTCCTCTACTCTTTCCTGCAATTCCTGAACCGTATCTTTCGTTTCTTTCAATTCGGCCGATTTCTCCTGCAACTCGTGTACTGTCTCTTCCAATTTCTCCTTTACCGAGCTGACAGGATTGCGCCGGTTCTTTCTGATCTGTTCTGCCGTTGCATAATCAAGCAGAAGATAAAGAATCTTGTTTGCAAAACGTTCAGGTGATCGCTCCCATGCAGGCAACACAGGCGCATCAGGATTAATACTCCGTAAAAGCTTCAGATCGGCCAAAGCGGCGGACTGGTTCTGAAGACGGTTATAATGAAGCTTCTTTTCTTTGAATGAATACATAACTTATCAGTTTAACCGGTGCATGATAATACAGTGTAAAACAAGCATATATATCCGCACCGGATTAATTATAAAAATCAGACAACAGTTTGAATACGGGATCCGGCAATCTCAACCAAAGTGTCAGTATCAATTACGCGGAAAGTAATACGGCTTCCAGCACGGGCGGTCCATGTGGCTCCATCCTCAAGAATAAACACTTCATTTTCAGCAACTGTAGCCGGATGCTCCACACCCTCACCTATCAGAGTTATATAGCGTCCCTTATCATTAGCCGCCAGACCGGAAACTGTAGCAATAGCCTTAGGTGAGGATGTACAATCAGGAATGGAATACAAGTCCTGTCCCGGAGTAACGGTAAGATTAGTGGCATCCACCGGATTGGATTTGGCAGGCTGGCGTACAATAGCACCTGTATATTTGTAATACTGTGAGATTGAAGTACGCTGGAATGTAAACGTCACATAACGTCCGTCTGCGTCGTGCTTGTTTTCAAACGTTTGAAGAATCATCGGGCGGTCATAAGAACCGATGATATACCACTGGCTTTCTTCAATTTCTTTGAAGAGAATGATAAACTTGCCACCCGCATATTCTTCCGTGAAAGAAAGCAGTTTATCCCGCTGTCCACCCATAACCGCCACAAACTGATTGGTTCCGGAAGTGGTAATATCCCCTTTCTCACCATTGCCTACAAAAGTGGGGATGGTATGGCACACAAAGTACTTCATATACTCACCATTCTTCATCGGAACCTGCCCTACCTCCCTGTTGGCATTGGGAGCCGGAAACAACTGAGAATTATCCACCTGGTCAATACTGATCAGATAAATCTGATATGCAATGTTCGATCCATGGGTCTGACGGTCGGACACATCCTCAATATCACCAATAGTCATCATTCCGGTGACAGCCATTGACAAACCGACGGCAGTATCGGCAGAGGAATCAAAAACAAAGCTCAAGGAGAGCACTACAACCAGCACCGCCAGTTGAAATAAAAATATGCGGGAATTAATTCTTGTTCTCATAAATTTTCTGTTTAATAAAAAGGGCGGGCTACCACACCCGCCCCCGATTTAAAAACCTTTTTAATAACCAACCAAAAAAATTATCTAGCTCCAGGTACATTGGGCTGCGCTGTCTTATTGACTTTGCGAACGCCACCAATGCAGCGTTCCAACTCAATGAATTTGTTCTGACTGTTCAGCATGACCATGATATAATCTCCTACAGCTGTCGGAGTCCATGCTTCGGAAATACTGTCAAAAGGACCCGCCTTGTCAATTCCGGTCACATTGGTTTTGTTTCCACACTCTACAATGTAAGCCACGCCTTTTTTGGCTTTGTTGATCGCTGTCAGTTTCTTTTCACCGGTATTGGTTCCAGAAATAAACCAGAATCCTTTCGATGCGTCAGCTGTTGTGGCATCCGCATCCAAGGTTACGGAAGGTTTATTCAGGAAGATCTGCTGCCACAAATAGTCATTTTCCTTCAGTTTATCGGCAGAAGAGAAATTACGGCCGACAAATGCGGGCGAACATCCTTCTTTCCAGGTAGACCATCCACGAACCATCTCCATTTGCATTTCTGTTTGCATGGCAAGCATTTCACCAGGAAGATTTTCAAGGAACTGGATATTACCGGGAACCTGCATCATCATGAACGGAAGCTGACCTAAATAAGGCAGCCAAATAATACGCATATTGGTAGAACTGTCCGGTATGATATTAAGGTAACTGTTCGGTCCTGTAAAGTCCTGCTGTTGGCCATAAGCTTCACGGACATTCTGAATCCACCATTGCTTGTGGTTTTCGTTCAGATACATTACATGCTGGTCAAGGCTCATGTCCTCAGATACTTTGGCCAGAATTTCTTTGTAGAATTCCTGTACGGTTTCCAGCATGTTGGCATCGTCATAAGTACGGTATGCAACATTGTCTGTCAACAACAGTTTATGTTCGTGGTGCAGACGGATAAGGGTATAGAGCACTCCGGTACCGGCATTAAGATAGGAACCGGCTACACCCGTCTCAGGCTTCACATACAAACCTCTCATACGGCGCATATTCTGTTCACGCTGCGCGTTTTCAAGAGATCCCATAATGGCATATTCAATCATAGACCATTTGATCGGATCCGAGCCTTCACGGTTAAGGTAGCCTATATACATGCGTTCCAGTTCCTTCATAGGACCGAACTTCATCTTGATCATGGCATCGTCCACATATCCCATCTCCGGTTCAATCTCCATATCACCTTTATAAACCTCCCCTACCTGGTATGCTTGTGACACTTCACCAAAGAAAGCGTTGAAAATGACATCACGGTCCTGAATACCGTAACGAACAGGGAAATACTGGGTAAGCTGGCGGATGGAAAGCACACGGGCTATAATGGCATCCTGACGACGGATAAGATACTGGTCTCCGCCCTTCATTCCCGTAACCTGGGAATAATCGGTGGCAAACTCACCCGCCGCCAATTTTTCCGGGTTTAGCTGGTTATGCGATTGCAAATAGCTGTAACGCTCAGCCAATGAAGAAGAATAGGCTTCCACTTCAGCTCCGAAAGACGCGGCTATCTTCTTATCTCCCAGACGCTGGTCTGACGTAGGATTGGCTGTGAACCGGTTCCATGGTTTATCCATTGAAAAGAATTCGTGCTCAATTCCGAAAAGGAATTTCTCACGGTCTCCGGAACCTGTAAATCCTACAACCGAACCGGCAACCGTAGTCATAGGGACATCATCAGCCGCATGATTACCCATAGCCATAAAGGTAGCGGATACAGCTTTCGCCATATCAAGTACCTGCTGTGCGGTAGGCTGCTCTGTTTTCGTATCCTGTACTCCATGCGCGGCAGCGCCTTCCACATTTTGTTTCGGGTTGATCAATCCTGACAATACGCTGAACGCCTCATTGATCTGTGCCTGGTCGGGAACGGCACGCTGTTCATCCTGGTAGGCCTGCATATCGGTATGAAAATCCGTTCCGAACTCCTCATGATAGGAGGCAAAAAACTGTTTCCATTCATCCGGCGTAAGAGCCTTCAGGGATTCCTCGGAGCCAGCGAAACCAAGCTTCTGAAGAATTTTCTGTACGTTTTCTTTAAATTTCATTGTGATACTAATTAAATTATACTTAATAACTGGCTTTTGGCCCGCTGAATGTCGGCATACTCACGCCCCAGACGGGATGCTTCCAATATGGCTTCTGTCAGAGTGGCCCTTGCATCTATCAAACCTTTTCCGATCGCTTCGTCCGTAAGGTAAATATCCCCGCGAAGAGCAGGCTCATCATCAGGAGCATCCTTAAGTGCCGGACGGGTGGAACGAACTTCGGACAAGAACATATCATTAAGAGGATTCAGCATACGTTCCACATACTCATCACCCTTACCGGAAGCCGCGTCATCCATAAGCTTGGTCTTAAGATCCGATGCGGAAGCATGATACGTATGCACCTCTATACCCATTTTTTTAAAATATTCGGAATAGTCCCAGACCTCGGCCATTGTCCCGATAGATCCTATCTTGTCATAACCGGTAGCGGCAAAAATTCTAGTGCCATGACAGGCGATGAGATAACCGGCAGACGCACATACGCGCTCGGCCAAAACAACCACCGGCTTACTCAAGTCTCTCATAGTCTCGGAGAGGCGGTCCATGTAAAATGCCTCGCCTCCCGGACTGTCTATATGAACAAAATGTGCAATGATCGCAGGATTGGATTCGGATGCCAGCAGATCCTTCTCAAACTGTTTGCTGGAAAAACGCCACCAACTGTTTGATGTGATTACACCGAACACGGGATAGTAAGCAATACTGTTATCGGGAAGTTCTTCAGAAGCATAATCGGAAACAATGCTGATATCCTTGTCAGGAAAAGCCATACGGACCTGAGAGGAGCATAAATCCAAGGCACCGGAAATCACCTCGGTATACAGCATATCAGCATGTCCCTTTTCCGCTGAATCGGAATCGTGAACATTAGGGAATGCTTCAGCTACGACAGAGGCGTAACCCTCTGCCGTAATGAGCAATCCTTGTCGGGATAAGAGAAGCTGCTGAAGATATTTCTGTGACTGTGTCATTCTATTTTTTTGTTTTTACAAAAATATCCATACCTTATATATATAAAAAAGACTATAAGACGGGCGGTTTCAGCATGGTGCACTTCATTGTAAGCCGTGCCGAATTAAGCTGGGGAGACAGGCACACCCTGGCAGGAATGTCAGCATCTCCAACCCCATAGCTGTTACCGGAAGTATCACGAAAGTACAATATGCCGGAACGGAAGATGGAAAACTCCCTTAATATACCGCTATCAGGACGTGATATGACAAGTTCCTTGTCACAATTGAAACTAGTTCCCGAAGCATTGTCCGAAGCCACGGGTTCAAATGAAAACTCCTCGGCCAGAAAAACATATTGTTCCTGATTCATACCACCTGAGGGGACAAAAGTAACGACAATAGAGAATTCTTTATTTCGCTGATTCATAACATTTTGATAATTAACGAGTTCGCCATTTACATCCATATAGCGGACAGTTTTACCGTCAAAACGGACAAAACGATACACTTGGTCGGCTGTTTATTTAATATTATTTAACCATGTTAGATAACCTGTATCATATCCTTCTTTCTTTCGCGTCGGGCTTTCCGTTTACGCAAGTTCTCACGCCACCGATAATAGTTCTTCAACAGTGCTTCTTCAGATACCGATTCAATGCCATAAGTACACAGAAACTGATAGACAACGGCATTGTTGTCAAACAGGTGTCCGCGCTGGTCATTATCCAACAGGGTGGCGTGCAGCTCCTCGTTGAACTCACGACGGATGGCAAGTTCTATATACGTCACCGCACGCGCGGACAGATAGTTGTACACTTCGGGATTCTTTCCCTCGCGCCGGTTAGGCAGGGCCAATACAATATTGCCATCCGTATGCGGCATATTACTGGGACGACGGGACATATAATTCCATATCACATGATACAGATCTGAATTGTCGGGAATATTTATCGGATCATTTGAACCTGAAGCATATTTCCCGCGCAAATATTCCGCCAAATAGGGAGTGATGTTAATTGTGGTAGTGATCATACTTTTATTTTTTTTAGTTGAAAGTTCTTATTTTTGCGACCAACAGACCAACAGACCAACAATTGGCTATTAGTATAAAGCAAAGTTAGTGATTTCCAGCCAATAAACAAACTATACCTTATATATTTATATTGTTGGTCAGCGACCAACACGACCAACATAAGGTATAGTTTACCCTTATTTTTACTGAATTATTGACAAATGCCTAAAAACGGAAGACCAACAGTCCGACCAACAAAAAACAACTACGACCAACAACGACCAACAGACCAACACATATTATATATATATTATTACTTTATAAATTATATATATTATATTATAAATGAGATAGTTACATTTTAAAGGCTATTTTTATATTTTTGAAATGTTGGTCTGTTGGTCTGTTGGTCGTGTTTTTTGCAAAATTCTACGTGCAAAAATGCGTGTGTCTATGTTTTCTTTAAAATAAGGGGGTCCGGGGGATTTTTATTATAAAAGAATAGGGAATACGGTATTAATATTTTTTACCATATTCCCTATTGTATTAAGATAAATGACCTGCCGCATGTCTGAAGCCATGCGAATGCAATCAATGACCGGGTGCGGAACGGACTTTAAGCAGATCCAGCAAATGGCGGATATCTCGGAGAGTCTGCATCATGACCAGACGTTCACCATAGGAAGCGCCAGCTTCAGGATTGAGAACTATCTCCTCCACTTCATATATACCATTGAGAAGGCTTTCTATGTTGCTGTTCTCATCGTCCTGCAAATCATAGAGGAGATCCACCGCTTCATCGGTGAGTTTGACACCTTCGATGGTAAAGAATTTATCTTCAGGCATACCGGATGTTTCTTCAGCCAGTTTTAATATGTCAGTCTTCATCGCAGACCTCCTTTCCGGCATAAATACAACGAAGTGGCAAACCATGGAAGGCAGAGCAACGCAGGAACCACGGACACACATGAGGCACATATCAGCGCGGAGAATGAAAGACAGGCATGGCCCATCAATAACATCTGAAGATTGTTGATGGAAGATTCCATGACCATTGAGAACAACGCGTTCTCAGAATTCAGCCATAATTGAATAGCTGAAGATTTGCTAGCGACATTTATGTCGGGAGCAGAAATAGAAACTGTTTGTTTCATATTAATGAGATGTTTGGCGTTATAGGCAGAAAAAGAACGGCTGCCATTTCCCGTGTCGCCAAACATCTCATTAGTCTCTATGCCGTAGCATTAAAGTAATGTGGGAAAGACAGCCGTAGATTTTGCAAACAAGTTGCGACTTCTACAATATCCTTTATATGTATTATCATTTTCGTGACTTTACGAAAATGGTCTGTATAGGCATAAAAAAAGCCCATTAAAATATGAGCATTAACCGCGCTCTGCGACATAGAAAACATTCTATGAGATATTTGGCACTGCAAATCTAAATATTAAAATCAGTCTATGCAAGTGTTTTTGGGAAAATTTCAAATTATAGATTGTGAAATGCAATATTTTATTGGTAATTCTGGAAGATTTTTATAACCACTTTATTAGCAAGCAGTTCTGAGGATAAGGTAAAAATGAGGTAATGATTTGGCAACCCTGTCTATTTCTACGTTCTGCTGTGAGTTGCTGTCAATGTCTCTCGTCTTGGTACAAAAGTAGCAATAAAAATCGGATACACATCAAAATGTCCCATGATTTTTATCACAGGACGTTTTTTATCTTCGCTGAATAATCCGGTTTAACCGTTACTTCTATTTTCGGCAAGTTGCGGGCTATGATTGCTGAAATTTATACTTTAATCCATACTCTTCCAACTTGCTATACAGCGTTGTACGTCCGATTCCGAGCAATTCGGCGGCAACCTTGCGGTTTCCGTTTGCCTGCTTCAACGCGCGTAAGATGCGTTCCTTGTCCTCCGCATCGTTTCGCAAGGCGAAGCTGACAGGTGAGGTCGGTTTCGTTACGGCAAGTTCCAGATGCTCTTTCATGACAACTCCCGTCTGTGCCTGCAACACCGCGCCCATTATCTTCTGCCGAAGCTCACGGACATTACCCGGCCACGGATGGGTCAGCAATGTCTTACGGGCTTCCGCATCGAACCCAGTCACGCTACATTCCAATTCATTGTTGGCAATCTCACGGAAGAACTCCGCCAACGGCATGATGTCCTCCTGACAGTCACGCAAGGGCGGAACAGTTATCTCGAAGTCGTGCAAACGGTACAGCAAATCCTGTCGGAAACGTTTTTCAATGACCGCTTTCTCCAGATCCTCGTTGGTGGCGGCGATGATGCGGACATTGAAGCTCTTGTCCGTCTTGTCACCTATAGGGCGGTATCTCCGTTCCTGTATGGCACGGAGTAACATCTGCTGGGTTTCCAATGCGAGATTGCCTACCTCATCCAAGAACAATGTGCCACCCTCTGCCTCATTGAAGTATCCTTTCTTTGTGCTGTCCGCACCCGTAAACGCGCCTTTGACATGTCCGAAGAATGCCGAGGGCGCAAGGTCTTTGGAGAGTGAACCGCAGTCCACAGGCACAAACGGTTTCCCTGCCCTTTTGCTCTTATCATGCAGATGGTGGGCGATATGCTCCTTGCCCGTGCCGTTCTCTCCGAATATCAGCACGCTCATATCAGTAGGGGCAACTAATCTTATCTGTTGCATGATTTTCTGAAAGGCGGAACTGTCACGGGCAAAAACGGGCATACGATTTCGTCCGATACTCCGTTCTTTCAGGATGGTATGAAGCAGAGGCATAAGTTTATCCTCCACAAGCTGCTTGGGGATATAGTCCAGCGAGCCGAGTTTCATACTTTCGACTGCCGTATGCACTTCGGCATAGTTGGTCATGATGATTAACGGTTGTGTCATGCCTTCCTTGCGCATCCATCGTAATAGGTCGATGCCGTCACCGTCGGGTAGTCGTAGGTCAGAAACCACGATGTCCCCGTCTGAGGCTTGTTGCAGAAGTTTCTTCGCGGTCGAGAGGTGGTAAGCCTGCACGGTACGGAATCCTTCCCGTGCCAGCAGGTTGCAGACAAACTCGCAATACACGATATTGTCCTCCACCACGATGATTCTTGTTTTATCCATTTTCGTATTTTTCCTTTCTTCTTTTGCCTGCCGGATAATTTCAGCACCTTTATCCAGCACAGCCGGTCACCGCTTTGCATATCGCTTCGTCATCTGGAGTGGCACTTCCATGAAGTTGGGCGTAAAGTTCCCTCAATGGCTGGTCGGCACGGAGAATCTGCCATGAACTTCGCAGATGGTGTGTAAGTGTGTCCAGTTCTTGGAGGTCTTTACGCTGTTCTGCATCCTTGACCGCCTGCATTTCCTTTTCGGTTTCCGCTATCAGTTTGTCCAGCATGACGGATTCATTGCCATAAGATAGCAGAGTGGAAAAATCCGGCTTTTCATCCAATATGCTGCTTAATGCGCATTTATCCGTAATCTCCATCAGTTCGGATATGGAGAACGGCTTGAACAGGCATCCGGCAAATCCACGCCCTATAAGTTCCTCCTTGCTGCAACTGCCCGAAGCGGTTGTCACGACTATGGGAATACTCTTCGAGTTGCCTACATTGGATGAGCGCAACAGTTCCAGCAGTTCAAAACCGCTTATCTCAGGCATATTCAGATCCGTCAGAAGCAGGCTGTATTCCTTTTTTCGTATCAGCTCCATCAGTACCGAAACATTGGTACAGGTATCGCAGTGCATCCCTTCATGGGCATACATTTCTTTCAACATAAGGAGAAGTACCTCGTCATTGTCGATGGCAATCACATCATGGCAGATATGATTATGGCGCATTTGCGCTTGAATTGTCTGTTCCGGCAGTTCCTCGGCTGTCTGCATGGGAATTTCCACCGTGAAGCGGCTCCCTTTGCCTTTCTCGCTTTCCAAGCGTATAGTTCCACCGAGCATCGCCACAATACGCTGCACGATGGACAATCCTAATCCGAAGCCGTCTTTTGCGGCGGCATTTGAAAGACGTTCAAATGCACCGAATACTCGTTGTTGCTCATCTTCGGTCATGCCCGTACCGGTATCTTCAACGATAAGTTTCAGCAAACCGTTATCATAATCCGCTGCCAATGATACACTACCGTTATCCGTGAACTTGATGGCGTTTGACAACAAGTTGTTGCCGATTTGCAGGATACGTTCCTTGTCGGTCAAAACCACCGCATCGGTGTGGCTCTCCACTATCAAAGTCAGCCCCTTGTTCATGGCAATGGGCATGAACTCCGTTTCAAGAATATGCGTGATTGCGGAAATCCTGCAAGGGGAAAGGTTGGGTTGCTCCTTGCCGTTGTCCAGACGGAAGAAATCCAGCAGCGTGTTGAGCATCTCCCGCATACGCTCGGAAGATTGCCGGATATTATCCACATACATGGTGCTTTTATCCGCGCTACAACTTTTCTGCATCAGTCCGGCATAGCCTCATTTTGTCAATCGTATTTTTTCGTGGTAGAAGTAGTTTACGATGACAGGTTTGCCTTTTTCCGAGCGTCCGTATGGCAGATCGTTTATACGATACGGGAAGCCCTGCTCCTTGGCGTAATTTGAAATGTCCTGCTCCAATGCCTGCCAGTATTCAAGCCTTTTTTTATTGTAAATTTCCTCGTAAAGCGGTATGAGGTCAGGATACTTCTCACGGATATACGTCATTATCCCGCCTTTGAACTGCCCGCGTAAATTCAGGTTTTCAAGCCAGATTAAATCAGCATAATCTTTTACCTCCTCTATTATTGCCTTCACGTCTGTTATTCTGGGGAATATGGGCGAGACGAAGCATACGGTGCGGATACCTGCCTCGTATGTCTGACGCATCGCTTTCAGACGGCGTTCAATGCTTACGGCGTTGTCCATATCTGCGCAGAACTGCTCGTCGAGCGTATTGACAGACCATGACACAGTCACTTTGGGAAAACTCTTCAACAGGTCGAGATCGCGAAGGACAAGATCGGACTTTGTGCATATCATAATCTCGGCATCGCTTCCTCGCAGCTCTTCGAGCAGCCTTCGGGTACGGTGGAATTCTTCTTCATACGGATTGTAACCGTCCGTCACAGACCCTATTACAACACGTTCACCGTCGTATTTATGAGGATTCGTTATCGGCTTCCAGTTTTTTACATCTAAAAACGTACCCCACGGCTCGGTGTGCCCGGTGAACCGTTTCATGAACGATGCGTAGCAATACCTGCAGGCGTGGGGACACCCTACATAAGGGTTGACCGAATATCCTCCCACCGGCAGAGAGGATTTGGTCATTACACTCTTTACATCTATTTCCTTTATTGTATCCATATTCATTGTATTCGTCTGGTAAATTGTTCCGGCAATTCCTGAATCATTCTTTCGTCGCCCATAATCGGCAGCAAATCCTCTTTCATGAACACCGGTATGCCATGAGCCTTTGCCTGTTCTGCAATGCTAAGCACCCATTCGGGGCGCGAATATGACTTTCCTTTTCGGTTTCCGGTCTCTGTGCCTATGACAATCCAGTCAATTCCCTCGAAATCAATCTCGCCGATATCATCGAAGAGAGGTTCAAACGTGACATGGTAGTGTCGTGCTTTGATATTCTTTTTCAAATCATCAATCCTCCTTTTCTCGGAACTGCGCGTGACGGTCACGCCCATCCATACGTTCTCGTCGTCAGAGGAGAAACTGATTTTGTCAGGGCGCTTCGTCAGAAAGATATAGGCGTGCTGGGGATTGCTGCTGATCCGCTCGAAAATTTCTGCGTTCCATTCAGGCTTCCAATCGGAGAAATCGCTCATTCCTGTCATGAGCCACACATGAGGACGGGACGTATCGATGATGCGCAGTTTTCGTTCCATGTATTCAGGCACGGAAAAGTCGTCGGTAATGTGGAAACGGCGGCAGTTGTTACGGGCATAGCAGTAAGGGCATCCTATAGTGCACCCTACCACTATGTTCATGTTTTTTATCAGGGATTTAATGCAGACACTCATAACACAACTGTTTCTCCGTCCTCCGGGATAATCAGCCGGCTCATGTCGGCTTCGTGATGCGTTGCCTCATTGCGCAGAATTGCACGGGTGGTCTGGCAATGGTCGATGGCATCCATGTGTACGGCTATCAGCTTGATATGCGAAGGCAATTCGTCAAGTATCTGCATCACTTCGTTCTCGTCGGGGATGATAGGACCGTCCGTTTTGGAAAATTCGGGAAAGATTGCACCTCCGGAGTTTACCACGATATAGTCAGGATTGAACCGTTCCACGGTGTCTCGGATACATGCTTCCCATCGGCAGTCACCCATTATATAAACGGTCGGGAAGCCCTCGGCTTTTAGCACATAACCTGATACAGGTCCCATCATCTGCCCGATCTGCCCGAAACCATGATGTCCGGTCGTGCGGTAAATGGATATGCCGTCTATTGTTTTTATTTCTTCGATGGGTATCACATTTGTAAATCCGTCGTTTCTGATGGCGTCCGCGTCCTGGGGCTGAACGTAGAAAGGAATTTCTTTGGGCAAATGTGTGGGGACACTCGGCTCGTAATGGTCGATGTGATTGTGGGTCAGGAGCACCATGTCCACGCCTCCGATAATATCCTGAATAGGAATGGTGAGGTGTACCCTCGGTGTTTTATTCACACCGAGGGCCGATATCAAAGTGCCTTTGTCGGCTAAAACGGGGTCAATTAGCATGGTGTGTCCCGCATACCTGATTTTCAAGGTGGCATTGCGCACCAATTGTACTGTGGATGTCTTTTTCATGACTATATGTCTTGTTATTGATTACGGGTGCAAAGTTCGGAAGAATCCGGCGAAACATCTATGCCTGAAAAAACGGTAATTATGCCATTTTGATAAATGAAATTATTATCTTTGCAAAAACGACAAGGATATGGACGAGATAATCAACCCTGATCGACTGGTCAGCGTACCGTTCAACAAGACACGCTGCGGCGTGGATTTTTACATCAATACTGCCATAAACAAGGACATCGGACTTGTGCTGACAGAAAACAAGCGGTTTAAGACAGACTTCTTCAGCTTCTACTTTTTCCGTAAGGCAAACGGATATTTGCTACTGAACTTCCGCAAGATTGAACTGCGCGACGGCATGGTTCTCCTGCTTTCACCCCATCAGCAACAAGAGTGGCATGTAGATGAGACGGCGTTGGATTACACGTTCCTTATATTCCGCGAAGATTTCATGCGTACTTTTATCGCCGACAAGTTCTTCGTTTTTCGCCTTTTGTATTGTTACCAGACAGATACGCCGCCTTACATCAATGCCACACATGACGAAATGAAGGAATATATGCGGCTGCTCGGAAAGATTAAGTATGAGCTGATGAATCCAGTGTCCGATACGTACAATATCATTGTTTCCTTACTATATTATCTTTTGCTGATTATCAATCGTACATACGCTGCCGCCTATTGCTTGCCCGCTGAAATTGCTAAAAACAATTTCGCTTTTCGGTTCAAGGACTTGTTGGAACAGAATATCCGCACCCACCAGCGGGTGCAGGAATATGCAGACATGCTTCATGTCAGTCGCATCACACTCAATAACTCAGTAAAAGCCCAATTCGGAGTATCAGCTACCCATTTGATAAAACAACGTCTGCTTGAGGAACTGAAGAACGAATTGCTATTCTCCAACCGCACTGTCAGTGAAATGGCGGATGATTTCAATTTCTCTGATCCGAGCCATCTCATGCGCTTCTTCAAACAGCAAACAGGCAAAACATTTACTCAGTACATGACGGATTACAATAAAGGCATATACGAATAACTTCTTAATATAGTCGATAGCGGCTATCGAAATATGGTTGTTGATGTTCAGGCGTTTTTGTACTGCATGAACCATTTTACGATTTCTGGATCTTCGTGCGAGCCGAGTAAGAAAGGCTTGTCGGTATCCAGCGTCTTTATCCGTGCCATGTCGTCGGCCGACAGGGTGAAGTCTAATATGTCGAGATTCTGCTTCATGCGTTCCGGTTTCACAGACTTAGGAATAATTATGCACACTGATATTTATCGCGCCCGGACAGGTGTTCGGTGCGGAAGATGACGGCATGCAGTTCCAACCAGATGGCTACCTGCTTATGTTCCATCCCGACCTGCTGCGGAATACACCTCTCGGGCGGATAATGCGTGAATATTCGTTCTTTTCCTACGAGACAAACGAGGCATTGCACCTTAGTGTGGAAGAACGGCAAATCATCATGGATTGCTTCCACAAGATTCAATATGAATTGAACCATCCGATACACCGTCACAGCAAGAACCTCATCACAGACAGCATCAAGACGTTCCTTGATTACTGCACACGTTTCTATGACCGCCAGTTCATCACACGCGACAACCAAAACCGAGACATCCTCGCAAGATTTGAGCGGTTGCTTGACGAATACTTCCATGATGGGGCTGCTAAACGGATAGGCTTGCCCACTGTACAGTATTGTGCAGACAAGCTCTGCCTCTCGCCCAACTATTTCAGTGATTTATTGAAAAAAGAAACAGGTTCAACCGCCCTGCATTTCATTCATGACAAGTCTATTGAAATAGCCAAGACGGAACTTGCATCTACAGACGACACCGTTAATGAAATCGCCTATAATCTCGGTTTTCAGTACCCGCAACATTTTACCCGACTGTTCAAGAAAGAGGTAGGTTACACTCCGAATGAATATAGAGCGCAAGTGTCGTGAGAATTGGATTAGTACAGAATATTAGAACCCAACACCTCTCTTGCGCTTAACTTTCTTCCTTCTGCGAAGTATATCCACCATTTCCTGATTGGCTTCCGCATCAGCAGCGTTATAAGATGAGCCACTGCTTTTTAGCAATCCCCAAGAGCCGTTGAACAACTCGCTTTGTGCCGTGCCGGACGGTGCGCTTGGTGTAGCCGTTTCATATATTCCGGCTGTTATTCCCATACGTTCCCTGCATCTGTTGTGCTGCAAAGCCGCGTCAATCTTGGAATAACTGAAACGCCTGTCCACTTTGGAGCCGTTGAAATGGTAGCCATTCATGGAGAATACAACACCCTGCACCTCGCTGGTCTGCCCCTTATGCTTGAAATGTACTTCCACTCCCTGCCGTTTCAGGTTGGCGATAAGCACGTTCCAGTTGCCGCATCTGCCGACTTCCATTTTGATGATGTCGTAAAGCGCATATTTCGTCCTGTCTGGCTCTTTCAGGCGGTTGCGTTTGACATTGTCCTTTCCGCCAGCCATATGCAAGCCGTATTTCAAGGTCAATTCCTTGCAGATGCGGGTACTGCGCAGACGCTCGTGCCTGTCCGATATGGTATTGCCGTTGTTGTCTATGCGGTTGAAAGCAATATGCACGTGCGGATGCTCCTTGTCGAAATGCTGGGCGATGAAGAACTGCGTATTCTTGATTCCCATCCGTTCCATATATTCAAGCGCGATGCCTGCCATGATACGGTTCGTCAGCCGTAACTCATCCTCTTTGGAAAAACTCAACGCGATATGTCCGACAGGTTTTGTCACCTTATCGTTCATCCGTGACTGGGCATTGAAACTCATGGCGATAGTTTCCAGATTTTCCATAAACAAGCCTTCGCTTGCTACTATCTGCGTATCCTTCTTCTTGTCGATGATGTAATCCACCACACCCTTGAAGTCGCTTCCTTTTACGATTTTCGCCATCATATCCCTATCTTGGTTATAAGTTCATGAATCCTTGCCACTGCCACCTTGCAGTCCCACCGTTCATCGTGGAAGCCTCCGGCGTTTGCCTTACGCGCAAGCTGGTTGAGATTGTTAGCCATGCCGCAGAGTTGGCGGATGTATCCGGCATGTTCCTCCGACAGCCGTTCTTTCACATGACCGTTACGGAAACATTCCCTCATGTACTCGCTTGGTGATACGCCCGCCTCATGCGATCGTGTCAGCAGGCGGAAGTAGTCGGCTGCCGTCATTTTCACTGCGATACGGTATTTCAGTTTCTCGGTTGCTTCCTTCTTGGGGCGACCTCCCTTGTTGCGTTCCTTGTGTTCCTTTGTCTGTTCCATATTTTATTCCTTTTAATTCGGTTACTGATTCAACTGTATAGACCGACGGGATGCCACCTCCTGCAATTTGGATGGTGGGTGGCAAGCGGTTTCGGTACACCCGAAACACAAACTTGCTACCTCCCAATCCTTAAGGAATGAGTTTCGGGCATCTCCCGTTTTTCTCATTCGGGATGTCATAATCCCAACCCTTTCTTCTTGGGTTTTACGATAGTTCTTGGCGGTGGACTAACGGCTAATTTCTGCCGGATTCCACGCAGGTAATCGTTCAGGTCTTTATGCCCTTTGTAGTTGTCGGAGAAGTCGCGGATGCGTCCGGCGAACTTCCTTTCCAATTCCCGATACGCCTTTCTTCCCGCCTCGTCATTGTCGAGCATGCAGTGGATACGTCCATACCCGTGCAGCACATCTATAGCTTTGGAAACATTGGCGGTCGAATTGAGGATGACGTAATCCTGCCTGTCAAGGTCGGGCAAGTTCGAGCAGTTCCTCTTCCGCAACGTGAGGAATGAAAGATAGTCCATCATGCCCTCGAATACAAGGCATTTCTCTCTCGCTTCTCCCTGTTGCCGAATATGGCTGATGTCTTTGGGTGCGACACAGCCTTTGAAAAAACGGTTACGCACTTCAAATCCTCCCGCCACATTCGGAAAACCGATGGCGAAATAGGGCTTGCCGTTATGGGTGAAGTGGAGCTCTTTACATTGCGCCTTTGCCAAAGCGATGTTTATGCCCCGTTCCTGCAAGTATCGGAGCAATGCCGGATGGGTGAGTTCGCCCACCTCCAAATGTTGGAAACTCGGTTCGGATGCCTGCTGGCGAAAAGAGAAAGATATGGGACGGATGTGTGGTGCCTGTTCCGCTATCTTGCCAAGCAGATAAGGCACATGGTCGGATGCGTACAGTACCCCTGCAAGTGCGATGATGTTACCACCTCTTCCCAGTCCATAATCGAACCACAGGTTGCGGTCGGTGTTCACCTTGAACGAGGCTTCCGTTTCCTGATGGAACGGGGATTTATACCACAGGCAGTTTCCCTGTTGCTTTACGGGCGAATAACCCAAACTTTGCAGATAGTCCGCAATTTTGATTTGTTTTGCTTCTTGGATGTTCATGATATAATTTCTATGGATTTGATGATGACTGTAAAAACGTTGATTTGATGAATGAGATATGTATTGTCCTATACGTTAATGCTTTATATTCTCAACATCTTCTCAACAAACCACTCACAAATAGAGAATCCAACAAACTGATGCTGTTTCCCTCTCAATTTTTCTTTTCGATTGTTGAGAATTTGTTGAGAGTGTATGCTGTTTATTATCAGTATGGTTATATCATTATTCATCAATTCAACAAAAAAAGAATAGTATTACAGGGATTCAAGTTGTTCCCTTGTGACGGTGTAGAAACGACCGACTCTTTTTATCAGCTCATATCGGCACTCCCGATTGTAATTGAATTGGTAAGTGGTATATGTAAGCCCGTTAGAGGCAGGAGTAAGTTTCCAACATTCCTGCAATACCTTTCTGACTTGGTGCTTCTCCACCTTTACCTGCGAATGTACCAGCAAAAGAAGAATGTCGTTGTGGCAGAACGAGAATGTGTCCGTGCCGACACTTTCCATAATGTCAAGGATAAGTTCGCACATCTCTATCTCCAATCGGTTGCGGTTGCTGCGGATAATCTTCTGCAAGGCTTCGGTATGCAGCAAAGAGGGCGCAAACCACATACGGCTTTCCTTTTCGGTGGAAAGTTGTCTGTATTGCAGGTAATACAGAAAGGCAGGTATCTCAGCTTTCAGCTTTTGCAGGAAGTCTGTGTCATCGGATTGCAGACGGTCTATCTTGCGCACCCAATAGCGTGTTTCACCTGCATCAATGATAACAGGCAGATACTCGTTGTTGGAGCATAGCACGAACTTGGCAAAGAACGCTATCTCGTCACGGTCTTTGCCTTTGGCTTCCACCTTGTAGGAAAGTGTGGTGCTGAGGTTCTTCAACCGCTCGCTGTCCTCCCTGCGGTTGAGCAATACCTCGTCCACCACGATGAGCAGTTTTCCTGCCCAGTCGGAATTGAACTGGCTGCGGAAGTCCTCGTTGGTATTGAAAGTGACATTGTTTTGAAACACAGCTTTCAGGAAGTTCAGGAATGTACTCTTGCCCGTGTTGCGTTCTTCTGATACCAACAGCAGGATAGGCAGTTTCTGCACGGGTTGCAGGTAGAGCAATTGAAGATAGTCCATGCCCAATTCATACTGTTCACCGAAGATATGGCGCACCAATGACCGGATACAGGGAAACTCGCCTTGTTGCGGACGGTGTCCTATCGGCTCGTAGAGGTTCAGGAACTTGTCCACCACGGGACGGTAGTCCACATGGTCGGGGACGGTGCAGAAGCCGTCGTACTTCGGCACGGTGGCGAGATAGTCCTTGCCGTAGTCCTGCCGCAGTGTTTCGTTGTTCCACACGATGCGCTTCTTCACATAGCCTCCGTTCAGACGGGGCTGGTTCACTAACTTGTAGAGGGTAGTACCCACACGGATAAACTCCTCATTTTCAAAGTTGCCTTGTTTCATTAGCACTTCATTTTTTTGTTTAATCAGTGCAAAACTCGGCAATTAGCGCAGAACGGATTAACAACTCACGCATACCTCACGTAAGATTTTCTTGGATTTGGCTTTATGACATACAACAAAAGCCCGAAGAAATGCCATTCTAATGGATTTTTCTTCGGGTTTGTCGTAATCGTACGTATGAATGGCAATACACCTATTCACATACTCGTATAAATACATTGTTGGCAATGGGAATACGCATAGGTCTCACTACTTCATGTCGTCATATCATTAGAACTTATGCCTGATAATTAGACATATCCCAACCATTTATACCCAGCGAAAAGAAGATATTTGTTTTCTCTTTTCGCAAGTACAGCCTTTTAAATATGGCATTGCGCACCTGTTCCGCACCGAAGCTGTCAATGCGGAAAGCAAGTGCGACTATCATCGGAAAGCTGAACACATCGGCATGATACCCGTTCTCCTGCCGAACATACTTCTGTACCTCGTATTCTTTTAATGCTCCACTGTTATAGATGTTTCTGATGGCAGAACGAAGTGTCGGAGCAATTACTCCGAGCAGTTCCACCAATTCCGGCTCGCTCATCCAAATGTTTGAGACATTCTCCGGCATGATGATATTGCCGGATTCATTCACTGTTATGCTGTTTCTTCTCATACTCATGATATCGTTATTCCGTTAAACGTCTTACTCAGTTTGTCGCCGAACATGGTCAGGTCGTTGTCGAGCTTCTGCGTGGTTATCTTTGCGTAGAGTTGGGTCGTGACTATATTCGTATGTCCCAACACACGGCTTACGCTTTCAATGGGCATCCCCTTGCTCAAAGCTAATGTTGCGAAGCCATGACGACTGCAATGAAATGATATTGACTTGGTTATGCCACATTCCCTTATCATCCGTTTCAACGGTTTGCAGATAGACCAATAGTTCAAGTCGGGGAATATACGATTGTCTTTCTGCATCGGTCGGTAGCGTTCGACTATCTGCAAGGGTATATCCAGCAGCTTCACTTGGAAGGCGACTTTTGTCTTGTGGCGTTTGGACAATATCCACTTCTCGCCGTTCACCTCCACGATGTTGTCATTCGTCAGTTCCTGAATGTCCACGAATGACAAGGCGGTGAAACTGGCAAAGATGAAAATGTCACGGATGTATGCGAGCTTGCTGTCTGCAAACTCATGTGTCATGACCGCTTTCAGTTCATCCTCCGTCAGATATTCCCGTTCTTTCACATTGGGGCTGATATGAAACTGGATGAAAGGATTGCGCGGTATCAACCCGTTATAATGCGCTTTCATGACCACGCCTTTCAGCCACATACAGTTTGCCCATATCGAACCGTTCCGCAATCCGGCTTCAGTCGAGAGGTATGCGGCGAACTCCTTGATGAAATCGGGAGTAAGTTCCAACATGGACATATCGCTGCGTCTGTAAAACGACTTGATAAAGGCGGCTACATGGTTTCTTGCCCGTACACGTGCCCGATAGGTAGCCATTACCCTGTCTTTGCCTACCCGTTTCTTGAACACTTCGTTCTCACGGTCGAATGCTTTTAGCAGCGTCTCATACTCGCTGCCGATTCCCTGATAGGCGTTGCGCACCATCTCAGCCGTAACAAATGCCTCGCGGTCTGAAATGCGCTGGTAATGTTTGATGATTTGCGCCTTGATGTTGTCAAGGGCAAGGTTGATGTCTCGTGCCTCGCGGCTCTTGCCTTTCGCCTTGTTTCCTTTCACGTCCCAAAGCGTTTTCGGGATGTTCTGCTTACAACTGAACTGCGCCACAGTCCCGTTGATTGTCACTCGTCCCATGATGGGGACAATACCGTTTTTCTCCTTGCTGCCGTTCACGTAGAACAGAACCTTGAATGTGCTTCTTGCCATACTCGTTTTTTGTTTGCAAAGTTATTACTCAACGAGTTAGACCTTGATATGCCAACCTGTGCCACAAGCTGCCAAATACAACACGGTGTGTTAAAAATCACCATTCGGCGGGTAATGATTTGGAGACCGTTCTTCTTCATAAATCCGCTTTCCTTTACGTTACCTCGATTTTTCGCCTGTCCTCATTTGTCTTCGCAAACGCCTTATTGACAGGCATTACGAAGACATTTGTCCCTTTTTATTCGTCTTTTCCAGAGATTATATGTATTTTTGTATGTAAATCAATGAATTATGGAAAATCCTATCTATCATCTGAGAAAAAACAAACGTAAATGGGATATAGAAGATATCACCTTACGATTACTGGCCATATCAGCCTTACTATTAGTAGTCTATATGACAATATTAATAATTAAAGCAATTGGCTGATAAATGAAGCGATTGTTGCTAATGAAGCTAATGCTGTAATTAACCATACAATGCGCCTAATAAGGAGTTTTTTCTTTTCTTTTTCTACTTTAGAAAAACCTCCATTTTGGCAAAACTTCATTCCTTCAGGTGTTAAGCGACAACGAAAAGAGTTGTCGCTTAATTTTTTCACTGTAATATAGCCTGATGCTTTAAGAGTATATATAATCTCTTCCAGCTCATTCGAGTTCAAATCAACTAACCAATTCGTATTGAAGTCCTGATCCTTCAATGTGTGATATCTTATATAAACCAAAATTGTATCATATCTTGCAAAATCCATATCTATATTACTACATTAGCGGGATTAATAGTTAATAAGCCATCCGAAAATATATTCCATAGGCAAACAGAACATTTCTCGCTGTTTTCCATCAGCTCCAACCGCCTTGCAGAGCAAGGTAGTTGGAGCAAGTAAATAATGAGATTGAATCTTCTGTCTTTGCGCCTCAGAATCTATACCCAATGCTTCGCAAATAGGTTTTATTGGAACCAATCGTTCATCACTTATGGACATAATATCCACGTTGTTCACTCTTGCAATAATACTTGTAGTCATAATTTTATTTTTTATTGGTTATTAAAATGGCAGGCGTTCCACTTCGGGATCCTGCATATTTTTTTCTCTTGGTGTTTCGTTGCGTTTCAAATCAAGGCCATACATAGAGGCCAATATGTCGTAATTCAATGCGATACAGCTTGTATTCTTATTCAGAGATTTGACACGGCGCACCATCATGGTATCGCTGCCTTGGGCTATATATTCTTCCGGAATATCCTTGCCTTCATTTTCCAACTCTCCACGGGGTACTTCTTCCGTTTCCTTCCAATTGAAACGATGAGCTGCTACAGGACCTATATAACAGGCATTGGAACGAAGATTCTGCTCAATGGTAGACTGACTAGACTGTTCCCGATTAAAGGAACTGCGGTCATACTGGGCATAAATCACAGATAGCCGGATATACATGACACATGTTCCGTCAGGCACAGGATAAGAAATATGTGATTTTCCCGGTCCGATCAGAGTAAGCTTCTGAGGATAATCGAAGTCAAAGTCACGACCCAGAATCAATGCCTTGGTATCTATCATAACATCCATGGCCTTGAAGAATGTAGCCAGCTTGTCTGTACGTGAAATCAGATCCACCTGGAACTGAATTTTATCGCAAGCTATTTTGAAAAACTCCTTGTATGTAAAAGGCAGTTTCAGATCCGTATATTCTTCCACCAGACGGCACATGGCAAGAAACAGAGAGGCTGTCTTCATCAGACGGTCTATCTCACCATGAGCCAGCATCTGCGATTTCAGCTCCTTGTAACATTCAGTTTTAAGCCTGCGGATATTGTCCATTACCAAAGGACGAAGCTTCAGTATCTCCAGCAGCACATTGCACAAACCACGTTCCTCTATATCTTTCAATTCATTGAACAAGTTCACCTCTTCCTGAGTACGTTCCTTGGCAGGTTTTGGCACCTCGCACACAATGATACGGGACATCAACGAATTATCATCCCGCTGCGGTGTTTCCTGGCCGCAAATAATAATGGGAGCATATATCTTCTCAACCTCTATTTCCTTTCCCGTAGTTCCTTTCCGCTTCTGTCTTCCATCACCGTCATATACGGCGGTTTTCAAAAACTGAAACACCTTATCCTCTATTTCCTTGTTGTTATACTCGTCTAAAACAACAGGAACGTCACGAAACATGGCCAGCATGGAAGACAGACCTGCGTAAGTAGTAGAAGGAAGATTGGTCAATGGAACTTTCGGATTCATAAACAGCGACCGGATGCTGACTGCAATCTGTGTCTTTCCGGAAGACATAGGCCCCATGAAAAATGGAGCTGTAAACAAACGGTCTATGCAATGGATATTACTTCGGAACGGGCACATCAAAGCAAACATGATAGCCCATTTCCCATTATCATTAAGCTGATACACCCGGTTCATCAGATCCGCCCATCGTTGAAACGTGCACTGTTTCTCAACAGGTATATCCTTATAAAGCAGGTTACTGATTACTTCATATTTCTCTTTCATGTCCGAATTCATATATAATTGGGAGAAAGCCGGCAGATACCAGTTTTCATTGTTATGAGTTGCCACACCCAGTTCGTTGACAGGATCAAAACGATACTGTCCGTCCTGCTCATGGTATATACCATTGGCAAACGCAAAGAACATAGTGGACTGGTCCCGGCTGAATCCGTCGGGCTGCTGGTTCCCATAAGTACGGACTTCTTTACAGGACACAAAATTACGGGACATCCATTCGCGGATCTTTGTCCAATGCTTTTCTTCTCCATTACTGAAGTTGACAGCTTCCAGCATGATCAGTCTTTCCTCAATGGTTGATTTTTTAAGAAAACATTTGGAAGGTGCTTCTAGATAAATAGGTTTCTTATAATATCGGCGATTGATACGCACTATACGTTTATTGTCCTCATCCTTGTCACTGACAATATGAATTAGCGGTTCCATAAAAAAATCTCCCACCAAAGTACCTCCCTGCTTATTATTCGTAAAGATATAAGCCACAGGTTCCCCGTTACGGTTCAGACGGGGATAGAACTGGTAATCATCCAGCATCTTTTGATATACGGGATTCGATTCGACATAATCAGGAATGATATCGGGATCATAGAACCCTTCTTCCTGATCATCACGCTGTGCGTTGATAGCAACCCTTGATTTTCGCTTTGCCAAGTACGGTTTCAGCAATGTATTTAGATCAGTCTTGGTTAGCTCCATCCATGTTGTAAACTTACTGAAGTTGACAATACGAACGGATTCTTCTGTGCAGGCTATCAAATCGGCACAACGCTGAAGGTAAGGTGTACGGTCTACCGGCTTATAGCGATTAAGGAACTGGTTATACTTAAAGACATAGGCATTGATGAATATCCATTCCTCATCCGGCTGTTCCTCCTCAATATAATCGTCTGACTGTTTTTTCTTGTTGATAGACGCGATATCGCTTCCCGGAACAAGTACAGAAATGTTGGTGACTCCGTTTCTGTAGCAGTCGGCCAAAGCTACCATAGTGGTACTCTCCTCCCCTGTAGCAGAAATTACAAGAGCATCAGCGGACACATCCAGTAACTGGCAATCACGGCGTACCTTCTGAATATCTTCCATAGACAGACTTTCATGAAAGTATATCTGAGGCACCGTCTCATAATTTTCCAAGAATTCATCAAAAGATGCTGATACATGAATGCTGGTACGCTCCGTCACTAAAGCCGGGAGTACATCAAGACCATATACACCCGGTTTTAGTGTCTCAACTGTTGGAGTTTCCGGCATATTGGAACGCATCTGACGAATCTTACGGTCTACTACATCCGGTTCTTGTGAGAACCGACGTGCCAGGTTCCTGGTATAATCCAGACGGAGAGTTTCTGATTCCACACATGCCACTAACCGACAGACAGATGCCAATCTTTCTTCTTTCTCTACTGGGTCCTCTATTTTCTCCGGAAGAAATATGTTACAGAAATAAGTTACAAAGCTGGCCGTATTATTATTCAGCCATGCCAAAGTCTGCTCTTTTTTCTCCCTGGCCAGATCGTCCGGATCTTTACCCTGAGGAAGACGTACACAATTAATGTTAAGCCCTGCACGAAGCATTGTCTCACAATTTTTCATGGATGCCTTGATACCCGCTTCATCATCATCGTATACCAGTACGACTTTGTTGCTATAACGGGAAATCAATTTCACCTGATCATCTGTCAGAGCCGTTCCCGAACCGGCAACAACGTTTTTCACACCTGCTGCGTACAGGCTCATGACATCGAACTGCCCTTCCACCAGATACACATAGCCCACCTGGCTGATGAAACGATAAGCCTGATACAGTCCGAAAAGGTGTTTCCCTTTATTAAATAGCGGTGTGTCGGTAGTATTGACATATTTCCCTACTTTCTTGTTGGGAGTTACTATGCGGCCACTATATGCCACCGGTCTACCCTGCATGTCTAGAAATGGAAAAACTATACGGTCACGGAATACATCGTAATAATCATAATCCCCTTTAGCCACTACATTAACCTCAACAAGATTTTGTGTCATATATCCGAATGAAGTGAGATGGGAATAAGCCTTGTTACCCTGTGGCGCGTATCCGATACGGAACGTTTTCAAAATTCCATTATCCAAAGAGTAGCCGCGCTCTTTCAAATAGGCTCCGGCCGAAGGAAGCTGGGACTGAAAAAAATTGGTGGCGGCATCCATTGTTATATATAATGTTTCACGATGTTTCCGTACTTCCAACTCCTCTTTGGTCACTTCGGTTTCTTCTACCTGTATACCCGCACGCCGGGCGCACCATAATACAGCTTCTGTAAATGACATATTTTCATGTCTTATCAAGAAATCAAACACATCCCCTCCTGCTCCGCATACAAAACATTTGTATATCTGACGGGATGGAGTAACGCGCATGGACGGATGACGATCGTTATGAAACGGACATACTCCGACATACCCCGGTCCTTTTTTCTCCAGTCTGACAAATGAGGATATCACATCTACGATATCAACTGCTGCTTTGACTTTATCTATGCTATTCTGACTTATTTTGCTCATCTGTTATTTCTCCTTCAAAGAGGTTTAATTGCCGCGCCTCGAATGCTTCCTGTAGGGTAATTTCTAGGTGCGTGGTTATTGCTACATATTCCGGCTCTGTAATTTGTACACGGCCATAATATAAATCCCAAAAGTGTATTTGCGACATACCTACCGCCTTATAAAAGGCACGGGTAGGCTTAAAGTACTCCGGGTGCACGAACTTGATTTTCAAAATTTCCTGTAAGATGTTCCGCTTAATCTGAGTTCCTACCGCTATCCGGTTTCTGATCAGAAACATTTTGACTGCGCTAGAAGTACGGCCTATGCGACAGGCCATTTCCTCTACTGTCAGCTTTCCAGCGTTATCGCGGACAAATCTTTTTTCTGCGTTGGTCCAACTTCCCTGGTTCATATTTTTCTTGTTTATAAATTCGGGTATATGTATCATTAAAAACTACCTGCGGATGATCATGGATATACAAGCAACATATTCTGATGAATATTTCACGCATATCTTCCTGGACTAGGGTGACATCAAAGCATCTTCCTTCACGTAAACCGTCAAGTGCGGAAAACACCTTACCTTCGTATTCGGTATATTCTTTCAACCCCATGGCATGGATGGTATCAAGTATCCATTCTCCATAATTATCCGGCAGACGAAACGAAGAGAAGTCCACCCCTTGAGATTTATCGGATAAAATCATAATACTTTGATGATTTATTTACTGTTTTTTTCAACAGGACGTGTTGTCTTGCCTGTATCATATTCCCGGCTGATTGCTGTTGCTATCCTACGGGATATTTCCTGACTATCAGCAGATATATCCTGTATCCGAGAATAACACACAATTGCCTCGCTGATAACGTACAATTCGTTAGGGGTAAGTTCCATTATGGAAAAAAGCCCTGAATGATCTACATCTACATACATAACTGACCTGATTTTATATCGTATCCTTTATTCTGAACAGACTTGAGAGGCAGGTCATACTGCGGAAGACGCTGGTTATCACTGGCACGAAAACAGATACCGGCAGCATCCCAACGCACACGGATCTGACGTTTGACACGCTTGATCTTACCATCAATCACACGTTTGCTACGGATACGAATAAATCCTTCAGCCTTACGTATATAACGCGCACGGTCTGTGTAAAAAAGGCGATAAAGGTGATAGCCACATATAATCATTGCAGCTTCAAAAGTGTTTGAATAATACATAGTTGTTATTTTAAATTATTGTTAATCCAGAATAGTATCATCTCCGTAATGGAATGAAGATCAAGCTTAGATTGTATATCAGAACGGTGACGGTCAATCGTATTAGTCGAAAGAGAAAGCTTTTTGGCAATCTGTTCGGTATTAAGTCCATCCGCATACATACGGAAGATATTAATCTGCTGTTTTGTCAAAGGCAAAGTATACTGAGGATTACAGACAACATTTTCCAATTGACAATCACCAGCGCCACGTAACGGGCAATGAACCTGCTCAAAATGGAACGTGTGTTTACTTATATCAACCACATTGGTTTCGTATTCTCCAAAATTACATCGGGCAAAACGACTCACAATCCGATAACGATAGTAAGAAGGATTCTGAGCACTCCCTTTATATAGGGAAGATAATGCCAGATAGGCTCCATGATAGTTTTGCATAATATAATCATGCAAAATGGATATCAAGTCATAGTGGGTAGGCAATAAAATAAAAGCCTCCTGCCCTTCAACAGATACCATAACACCTCCAGAAGGAGTGTTGTAAAATTCTATGTCATTTAGTTTCAACATATTAATGTTTTGTTCCTTATTTATATCGTTTTGTTCCTTATTGATCAATTACTTTTTTCAATTTATTAAAAGCCTTCTCTTTATCAAATCTAATCCCATCTTTGAACTCCAATATCAACTCCCAAAGCTGGCTTTTGTAAACATCACCTGCTTTATAGTCAGTCTTATAATGGCATTTCTGTGTAGTGGTTATTTCCTTAAATATATTCGTTGCATTAAGATATGCGGCTCCCCATTCTGTAAGCTCTACACTAACGGTATCATTCAAATCTATTTCTATCATAAATATTCCTTTCTCATTATTGTTATTAATCGGTTTTTACTATTTTCCCATTATCCAATATCAAATATAACCGGCATTTATAGCTGACTGTATCCGCCCATTGGTGAGCATATTTCAAATACTGATGTAGCTTATACCTTCCGGGATTATTCATCATTTTATTTCTTATTCTTTTTTTCATCAGTTTTGAATTAAAGTACAAAGCATTTCACCTTGTAAAACAATCTACCTGGTGAACTCATGGCATAAACGTCTCCGTTGGCAAATTCAATTTTATTGCCTGTGCAGTTGATTATTCTATTATCTTCACTCTCCAATTTAAGAACCTCTTCTTTTGTCATATTTCATCCTCCTCTATTTCAAGTAAGACATTAAGTTCCACACTATCCGTAAATCCATCATCAGGATATACAGTTTCTTTTTCTACATATTCAATCCCGTGAACACGTATAAATTTAGCGTTCTCTTCATCCCAGTTTGATTCTGTTCTATCTGTGAGCATAAATACATTAGCTGATTTAGGCATTTTTTTAAGCTTTTCTATAAGCTCTCCAACAGTTAATGTTTTCATAATTTTATTCCTTTTTAATTTAATATTAATCATCTTCAACGAAAGTGTTAGTCGTGTTTATCACACCAGCAGAATCAACGCTCTTACCATCCCGGATAAACACTTTTTCTCGCATTAACTCTTCATAGTCATATCGTGACATTCCGATTACACACACACGACCATCAACATACAATTTACATTTCATTAATTCAGTTTCTTCTATCGGACCGATAACATCTATTTGAATTGTTCTTTTATTCATAATTCATTCCTTTCTAAATTAATTATTAGTTAATTGGCAGTTTCATAAAACACATCCACATAGTCTTTCCATGTCTTCCAGTAGTATGGCCGAAGAGTGGTTGCCGATTGATGGCACTCAATACTTCCCTAACTGTTATCTGATCCTCATTCCATTTGAAAATCAGAACTCCGTAGTCATCCAGAACACGAAAGCATTCATCAATTCCCTTTTTTATCACCCTTGGCCAATCTTCAGGAAGTTTACCATACTTCTTGGCTAACCAACTATTTTTACCAACCTTTAGCAAATGGGGTGGATCAAACACTACCAGTTTAAAGGATTTATCCAAAAACGGCATATCGGTAAAGTCCGATACGATGTCTGGGTGGACTTTCAGATTCCGCCCATCACAAAGAATGTATTCTTCGTCCCTAATGTCAGCAAACAAAGCCAAAGGGTTTTTTTTGTCAAACCAAAACATCCTACTGCCACAACAGGCATCTAATATTATTTTTGTTTCACTCATTTCTGTTCCGTTAAGAGTCAAGTTTTTTAATAAATTCATTTAATCTCCTAGCTGAATAATCGGTACCGCCAATTATGAAATAACCATCAACGGCAAATTTGAATGCTTCAATGGCTTTTTGTCTCATTTCTTCTTCGGCTATTACTATTGCTGCATAAGCTTTTGCTTCTGATATGGCATATTGCACATAGCCAGTAGAATCCATCCGGTTGTCACTTTCCAAATCCAAAGTGTTACGTCTGATATAATCTTTTGCTTTTTGATTCATAATTATATCGATTTTGAATTATTTTTTTATAACTACCGCCATTGTACTAATAGAAGTGCCACTCTCTTTAAACTCGCCTGCGCTGATTTCAAACACTTCTCCATGTACTTCTTTCAGCCAGTTGCGGAAATCAATACATCTCTTTTCCGAAGCGAATTTCCAGTGTTGGCTGGTTATTGCTGCAAGTGTGCCGCCTTCTTCCAATCGATCATACATAAGCCTGACATGCTCTATATCCTGATTACCGGAAAACGGAGGATTTGCAATAATCTTAGTGTAACTACCTACACTGTCTTTGGTAAAGTCTTCATCAAGCAATATTACGTTGTTAAGGGTGTGAAGAAATTCTCTGTTTTCCGGCATCAGCTCATAACACTCAACCTTCACAGAAGGACAAGCTCGGTGAATTGCTTTAATAAGCGCGCCACGCCCGGCACTTGGCTCCAGTACCGTATCATCCTCATGTATCCCTCCGGCAAGCATAACCAGCCAGTCGGCAACATCAGACGGAGTTTCAAAAAATTGATAATCCTGCTGTAGGTTGCACCGTTTACCCTCTTTCAAAACGGAAAACACACGTTTCGGATTAAACGGGAATGTGAAACCCTGTATCTTCCCACCTTGCCATGAGCCGCCGGATTCTTCTATCCACTTCTTTGCTTCGGCATAAGATTTTTTATTAAATTGAACTTGAGGAAGTTTGAGAATATTGTTCTCAAGAGTACAATGTTTCAGTATTTCTTCCACATTCCATTTTTTGCCTTCGTCAGCCTGTTTCTTCTTTTCCCCAACCGGAGCGTCAGGTGCTAACAGTGAGGATATTTTTTGAACGACGATGTTGCTTGCGTCCATGAAGGCACTGACGCAAGATATCGCTTCTATCAAAAAATCAGTGTCAACACACCCGGTATCGTCATAGATGTCTATCCCTTCGGTCATGGATGACAGTTCATTGAGCTGCGCAACACTACCATGTAACGTCTCGATTAAAATCTTTTTTTTGTTCGTCATAACTTTTCTGCAAATAAATTCTAGTTGTGTCTACACTCCCATGGCCTAAAAGGTCAGCGAGTTGAATTACATCTTTGTTTTTTTTAAGGAACATCTTAGCGAAAAAATGGCGAAAGGCGTGTGCGTGCATCTTCTTTGAATCGATGCCGCAATGTTTTCCCCATGCTTTCAAATGCTGAGAAAAGCCACGCTGTGTGATCGGGCCGAATCTCCCTACCGCAAAAATCCCGGTTTTACCATGTTCCTTAGCGTAAACCTTCGCTTCCTGCTGTAATTGCTTTTGGAAGAAAAAACGTCTGTACTTGTTACCTTTACCTTTCAATGTAACCTCACCACTAATTATATCCTCCCATGTAAATCGTTGAAATTCCGACAGACGGGCGCCCGTTGTACCCAATACCTTAATAAAGAAATAGTAATCCTTATTATTTTTTTTCTTGAGATATTCCAACAGCCGGTTATATTCCTCTTCGGTCGGCACATTGTTCACATCAAGCTTGCGCTTTATTTTGGGACGATTCAGCTCTATAGGCTTCTTCATCCATCTAGAAAATCTTTCTATTGCTGTAATCCGCAGACGGATGGTAGCGGGAGATAATTTTTCTTCTTCAAGACTTTTTATAAACCTCCTGCAATTATCCATGTTTACCTCATTGGCATACTCGAAATACTTCTTCATTGATGTGTAATATATATAAACTGTATGAGAAGAGTAATCATTGTTGTCAGTCAGCCATATAATGAAATCATTAAGTTGTTTCTTGTTCTTATCCGAAATGACATCAAGTTTTTCCAAAGGTTTCACCGCCTTTTCCCTTTTTCCATATCCAATGTTGAGATAGGATAATAGATCGCATATAGCTGAACACATTAGCGAATGACGCACCATGACATCTGCATTTTCACGCTTGTAATTCAAATAACCACGGCGGTTCACTTCTTTGGTCATCTCTAAAAAATCCGTGACATGCTTGATATATTTCCCGACAGTATCATAAGTCCTGCCTGTTGTGTATAAGTAAGAAATATAATCAGTTAATATCTTCTGTCTGTCATTATTCATAATTTATCTAATCTTTGATCAATTTATATAGTGGGTAATAAAGGATTCGAACCTTTATCCTACAATTACATAATCGTCCATCTTACCATTAGACCAATTACCCAAATTCGCCGTTTCCGTCTTCGCAGATTAAGGCGGCTTACCTAAACTGTGCTCTTCTATCTTTAAAACTTATTTGTTCCAACAAACTATCTCCGCTGATCGACCTTGCTGTATCATCCTGAGTGAGCCGGATATACTGAAAAAAGTTTTGCTCACTACGATGACCAATTTAAAATAATACAGAGTCGTTTTTTAGACGCTCCTCACGTAGTTTTTCAAGTTTACGCTTAGTTTCGGTTATACCTCTAGCAACAATCTCTCTCTGTTGATTATAATCCGCCAACTGCTCCAACAGTCCTATCTCTATTTGATTTTGTTCATTCACACGTTTATAGTTCCCTGTAAAATATTGATAAAGTGCACGATAGCATAATAATCTGTATTTACGAACGGCCTTTTGTGCTTCAGGCTTTACATTTTTAGGATTAATAGTAAAAAGCCATCCATAGATAAATTCCACAGGTAAACAACACATTTCATACTGTTTACCATCAGCACCAGTTGTGGTGCTAAGCACCATAACTGAAGATAAGTCTTCATCGTCTTTTATCTTCTGCCATTGTACTTTATAGTCAATTCCCAACGCATCACAAACCGGTCTGACTGCTACCAACTGTTCATCACTTGTGGACACTATATCCACATTATTCACTTTTGCTATTATTTTTGTTGTCATAATCTTTATTTATGATTTATGTTATATATGTTCATTCATTAATAATCAATTTTTAATGTAACATTGAATCATGTCATTAAAAGCCCGCAATTCTAATGGGCGAAAACCATCATTTTGCAATTTCTGATAAAAGGTTGGATAAGGCATACCTGTCATCAGAAGATATTCATCGCGAAACTTAACTTTGTCATCCTTGGATAATAAACCAAATTGGTCCCTAGGCCCCATTTTTTTTATTTTTCCTTCTTTTTCCATTGTCAATCTAATTTTTAGTTTTAAATTTATATCGCAAACTTAAGGTATTTATTACATAATACAAAGAATACATTAAGCTATTTAATGTGTATATTATATATTTAGAATCAATATAAATAACAATATGTTTAAAGGTCAAAGAATCACTGATTTACTAATTGAAAGGAGAAAAAAGAAAAAGGATTTATATGATTACCTTGATATAACTCCTGTAGGACTAGATAGTATAATTAAAGGAAGCAATGTCCGAGCGGGCAATCTGGAAAAAATAGCTGACTTTTTTCAACTTCCGATTGATTACTTTTTTGATAGGGATGTAAAGTGGGATACTCCCCAAAAGGAAGAAACTGTGCAAGATGAAAATGAAACCATGAGTTTATACCAGGAAAATATATATCTAAAAAAAATTTTAGAAGAGAAAGAAAGAACTATTCAGATTCTTCTTTCTCAAAAAGAGGATGACAATTTGGTTAAATAAAAAGCCAATAAAGTATCTCAATCGAACAAAAGTAGAACAAAGCAATGTTATATAAATTGAGGCTCAAGCTTTAACAAAATCCGCAAGGGATACCTCTGGGTGGTTGTGGGCATAAACACCAGGATGATATACCT